CACTGACGCCGACAGACACTGACGCCGACAGACACTGACGCCGACAGACACTGACGCCGACAGACACTGACGCCGACAGACACTGACGCCGACAGACACTGACAGACACTGACAGACCTGGGCTAGCATGGCAAGGCAATAGGCCACACCTGGGCTAGCCCAGGTGTGGCCTATTGCCTATTGCCTATTGCCTATTGCCTATTGCACTGCCGCTGGCCACACCTAGCCCGGGCATTGTTTGCAGCGTAGGCAACAACTGGGCAATGCCAGGCAATGCCAGCAACATGCTATTTTCCACAGTGGCTGCCGCTGCAATAGAATTTTCTAGCGCTGCTATTGTGGTGGCGTGCTGGCGGTTAGCAACTGCACAGCACAGCGCCTGCACAAGCATTTCTACAACCCGTTGTTGTTGCAGGTGTGCTATGTGCATAGCAGTGTAGGTGCTGCGCCAGTTGTGTATGGGCCCGGGTGGGGTGCGTGGCATGTTTATTAACCTATGTGGGCGGTATTGCCCTACCGTTAGCCTACACCTAACTTGTGCATATGTAAACAACTATTTTCTGCCTGCCAGCCTGCCAGTGCCAGTGGCCAGTGGCTCCCTATTCCTAATCCCTATTCCTAATCCCTATTCCTAATCCCTATTCCTAATCCCTATTCCTAATCCCTATTCCTAATCCCTATTCCTAATCCCTATTCCTAATCCCTATTCCTAATCCCTATTCCTAATCCCTATTCCTAATCCCTATTCCTAATCCCTATTCCTAATCCCTATTCCTAATCCCTATTCACCCGCCCCCACGCACGGCTTGAGGCAGAGTGCTCCCTAGGAGTGGTCCCGTGCCGCTCTCCCTCGCCCTCAATCAATCAAAATGGTGCAATCATAAACATAAGAATAAGAATCGAGGATGAAATCGAGGATGAAATCGAGGAGATAGACTCCAGACAACTGTGGAGCCCAAGCAGACCCAGGAAACTCGCCCATTGCTCCTGGAATGTTTAGATGGTAAACTACAGGTGTCGACGAAGTAGATACCTCCCTCAAAAAGGAACAGAAAATGTTGAGATCTACTTCGTCGATCCCAATCACCGAATCAGAACTGAAAGCATGTCGGCTTGCATGGGTGTCTTTCAAGATGCCAACCAGAATCTCCACAGGGCCAGAGTTGATGGACGACGGAGTGAGATATCTTCGTCTGTCGAGCGAGCCGGTTACTGGAGTGGTCAGAAAAGCGATGCTGCTCAAAGCTGGTGACATACTGAGTGCGAATTTACCTCAGGGACTTTTCGAGGTCATGGTGCTCTCCTTTGGGCTAAGCTGGTATTTTCTCAAATAATACCAGCTTTCCACCTGCCTGAAGAGAAAATTCGTGCTTGCAAGGTATCGACGAAGTAGATACCTCCTGCCTGACGAGAAAATTTCATACTTGCAAGAAGGCTCAAATGAAAGTAAAAGTGAATCTGAAAGGAATCGACGCAGTAGATTCCTCCACAAAGAGATCAATAACATGCCTCCAGCAGAAGTCATAAAGACACAGTTTCCAGGACCCGGATTTAGGACCGTGGAATCGACTCTCGAAACGTCAAAAGAACTTGATATGACTGAAATCATAGTCCTTGGTTACGATCAAGATGGTGATTTCGTGCTCAAGACGTCTTCCATGGAGCGAAAAGACATTCTCTGGCTGCTCCATATCGCGATTCTTAATATCATGAGAGATCAATAGCACATGCCTCTAGATCAATATCCAGAAAATGTGATTTGGAAGCCCCAGAAAGGGTCGCAGGAAGCGTTTCTTTCTTCTACTCCGATCTTTGAGGTCCTCTTTCAAGGATCGCGTGGCGGTGGCAAGACAGATTCCCTTCTGATGTCGTTCGGGATGCACGTCGGTAAGGGATTTGGAGCCGGTTGGAAGGGCGTCTTGTTCCGGCAGACATACAAACAGCTTTCAGATGTGATTACCAAGACAAAGAAGTGGTTTCCGCAGATTTGGCCTGGAGCCAAGTTCAATGGAAGCGAGCATAAGTGGGTCTGGCTCTCTGGCGAAGAACTTCTGTTGCGTCAATTCAAGCGGGACGACGACTATTGGAACTATCACGGTCACGAATATCCCTGGATCGGTTGGGAAGAACTTTGCAACTGGCCTGACGACACTGGATACAAGAGAATGTTCTCGTGCTGTCGGAGTTCAACTCCTGGTATGCCACGGATGGTTCGTGCGACGACGAACCCATATGGTCCCGGTCACAACTGGGTCAAAATGAGATTTCTGCCTTCTACAATGAACATGAAAGTTCGTAAGGAGTTGAAGGACGAACGCGGTATTCCTGAGCCACCTCGTTTGTCAATCTTCTCCCGTCTGGAAGAGAACCTGGTTCTTCTCAAAGAGGATCCTGACTATGTGAACAAGATTGCAGCGGCTGCTCGCAACGATGCTGAGCGGAAAGCATGGCTCGAAGGGTCGTGGGACATTGTCGCTGGTGGAATGTTCGACGATGTCTGGGACCCGGCTTTCAATGTCCTTCGTCCGTTCGTTATCCCAGATCGATGGTCCATGGATCGGAGTTTCGACTGGGGTTCATCACGTCCATTTTCTGTTGGCTGGTGGGCAAGGAGCAATGGAGAAGATGTGCTGTTGAAGAACGGTCAGTGGCGATCTACGGTTCGTGGAGATCTGTTTCGTATTCACGAATGGTATGGTTGGACAGGGAAGTCCAACGAAGGGAAGCAGATGCTGGCGACTGACATCGCTCGTGGGATGGTCGAGAGAGAGATCAAGTGGGGATATCGTATTCGTGGCGATGGATCGTATTGCCGCGTGAAGGGTGGAGTTGCAGACTCGCAGATTTTTGCTGCCGAGAACGGAAACTGCATTGCTGTTGACATGAAGACCAAGGTTAGACTCGAAGATGGAGTCCGTTACAAAGGAATCTATTGGGGAGAAGCTGACAAGCGTCCGGGATCGCGTCATACAGGTTGGGTGCAGATGCGTCAGATGATCAGGAACGCTCATCCCACCATTTTGGGCTTGAATGCTGAAGAGAAACCTATCTATGGCCCAAGAGAGAAACCAGGACTCTTCATCTTTGACAACTGTGAGCAATGGATACGAACTGTTCCTGTTCTTCCGAGAGATGAAGATGATCCTGATGACGTGGATACAAGGACAGAAGATCACATTGCTGATGAAACGAGATATCGTGTCCGTTTCGTTGGAATGAAGGTTGGTCAAGGGACCACGACTGGAATGCACTAGGAATCGACTCAGTAGATTCCTCCATAAGTAACGAGAATAAAAGTCCTTGCCAGATTACTCGGATGGGGCTATGCTGCATTTCAAACGCGGGGAATCTACTGCGTCGATTCCATGGAGACTCGTATGTCACGGGACATTTCTTCGAAGCACCCTCAATATGTTGCGATGCTTGAAGACTGGATTTTGATGAGCGATGCTTATCGTGGTCAGCGTCAAGTCAAGTCGAAGAGAACAGCCTATCTTCCAGCGACGAGCGGACAAATTGCTGATGGAATGTCCAACACTCAACAAGCTGGATACAAGGCTTACGATTCTTATCTGAAGAGATCTCGTTTCCCGAACTTCGTCCGCGAGGCTGTCCAGACAGCCGTTGGGATGCTTCATTCCCAGCCAGCGAAGATCATCCTGCCGAAAGGTATGGAGGAAATTCGTTCGTCAAAAGGAGAAGACCTTCCTCAGCTGCTCCGTCGCATCAATACTGAACAGCTGATTTCTGGTCGTATCGGTCTCCTTGCTGATCTGCCGACTTCTGGTGGGAACACTCCCTACATCGCCACCTATACAACAGAGCGTATCATCAATTGGGATGACGGAACAGTTGAGGGACTTGTTCCGCAGGTGATGAATCTCGTTGTTCTCGATGAATCCGAATATGAGAGAGGGTTGACCTCGTTCACATGGGAGATCGATGAGAAGTATCGTGTGCTGGTCATCGGCAATATCGATGAAAACGAGTCTACTGCTGCATACAAAGTCGGTGTCTTTCTTACCAAAGATGTCGAGTTCAACCCAGATCAGTTGAAGGCTCCATCTCTTCTCGGGAAGACCCTGGAGAAGATTCCTTTCGTTATTGTCAACTCGTGTGATCTTGTATCTGATCCTGATGAGCCACCCTTGCTGGACCTCGGTGAACTCTGCATGACGATCTATCGTGGTGAGGCAGACTATCGTCAGAACCTGTTCATGCAAGGTCAAGAGACACTAGTCGTGATTGGTGGCACACAAGAAGAGGATGAGACTCTTCGGACTGGTGCCGGTGCAAGAATCGATATCAGCAATCCTCAAGGCGATGCCAAGTTCATTGGAGTCACTGCCAATGGTCTTTCGGAACAGCGAGAAGCACTGAAAGACGATCGTGGACATGCTGGCTCCATGGGTGCTCAATCACTTGATAGCACCAGTCGTGAACGTGAAAGCGGCAAGAGTCTTGGTATTCGTATTGCTGCTCGCACAGCCGATCTCAATCAGGTCGCTGATACGGGAGCGAAAGGTCTTGAAGCGATACTCAAGATTTGCGCCGAATGGATGGGCTTGAATCCATCAGAAGTTTCTATTGAGCCCAACAAAGAATTCAGCAACACTGAACTGACCGGCCAGACGATGGTCGAACAGCAGACTGCCAGGAACCTCGGTTTCCCGATTTCCGCCCGCAGCCTCCACCAGATAGCATTCGACCGAGGACTCACGAAGTTGACCTTCGAAGAGGAATTGGGTGCAATCGAAAAGGAGGAGAAGACAGTCTTGAAACGTGACCCTTCTGGTGATCGCAACGGTGACCAAAAGAACAAGACTGGAAAACCGTCTCAACAAGACCAAACCAACTAGCGTGACGCTGAAAGGAAAGATCGATGCCGATCGAATTGAGATATGACAACGAGGACGCCCTGCCGGAAGCGTTCCGCAACGAGACTATCTTCTCCGAACTCTTCACGAGGAATGAAGATGGCTCGATTTCGATGACAGGTGTCACCGGAATGAAGACCCAGAGAGACGTGGACACTGTGTCCGAGGCGCTTCGCAAGGAACGCAACGATCACAAGGTCACGAAAGATCGTCTGAAACCTTGGGGTGAACTCAATGCTGAGGAAACTCTCACTCAGCTGGATCGCATTCGTGAACTGGAAGCCGCCGCTGGTGGCAAGCTAGATGACAGTGCGATCAACAAGATCGTTGATGGCCGTTTGGCACAGAAGACAGGTCCTCTCGATCGTCAGATCAAAACGATCGGTGAAGAGCGTGATGCTCTTACACAGGAGAACGCTGGTCTGAAAAACTCGATCATCACTCGTGATCGCAACGACTCTGTTCGTTTTGAGGCGACCAAGGTGAAAGCCCATGCAACGGCGATTCCGGACATCGAAGGCGCGGCCTCCACGATGCTGGAAAAGAACGACGAGGGCAAGTGGATCGTCAAGTCAGGGATTGAGGGTCTCACTCCTGGGCTCGGTATTGATGGCTGGCTTCGTGACATGCAGAAGCTTCGTCCTCATTGGTGGCCCGAAAGCGAAGGTGGCGGTGCTCGTGGTGGAAACGGCGGGACCGGTTTCAGCGGCGCGAACCCTTGGTCGGCGAAAACCTGGAATCTCACTGAGCAAGGTAAGGTCTTCAAAGACAATGCCGACCTCGCTGGTCGTCTCGCAAAAGCTGCTGGGACGTCCTTGGGTGGTCCCCGGCCGAAAGCCTGAAAATTATGCTTGCACCGGAGTCTGAATTGAGTTATGGTGCAAGTATCAACCCGATCAGGGGATCGGTTTCCTCCGACTGAGCAGGGGCTCGTTGTCGGTTTTCCCAAACGCCAATGCTCGAAAGGAGAATCACATGGCAGCAGGCCCCGCAACTCGCGTGAGCGACGTCGTCGTTCCGGAGATCTTCACTGGATATGTCCAGCAACTCACCGAAGAGAAAGCCCGTATTATTCAGTCAGGCATGGCCGTTCGCGATCCCGCGATCGACGGTCTTCTGGCTGGTGGTGGTCTTACCTTCAATCTACCGTCCTGGCGCGATCTGGACAATGATGACGATCGGGTTTCCAACGACTCTTCGGCGGTATTCAACACCGCAGACTCCTCAGCGAACGCGGCTGGCTCCGGCACTTCGCCGGAACGCCCACCCGATCCGAAGAAGATCGGCAGCATCACCGAAATCGGTGTGCGTCTCTCGCGGAACCAATCTTGGTCGACCATGTCACTCGCCGCGACTCTGGCTGGCTCCGATCCGATGGCTGCGATCGCAGATCGTGTCGCCTACTACTGGACCCGGAAACTGCAACTCGCTTTCGTGTCGACGTGGAAAGGTGTGATCGCTGACAACACGGCAAACGATTCTGGCGATTACACGAACGATATCTCTGGTTCGTCCTATTCGGCGGGCGTCACCGATTTCTCGGCCGAGGCGTTCCTCGATACGGCCCTGACGATGGGCGACAGCATGGAAGATCTCACTGGTGTGATGGTCCATTCGGTCGTCTACAACCGTATGCAGAAGAACAACCTGATCGACTTCATTCCGGACTCGAACGGCACTGTGAACATTCCCACGTTCCTGGGTCGCGAGGTTGTGATTGACGACGGTGTGCCGTTTACAAGCAACGTCTATCAGACGTGGATGTTTGGCGGTGGTGCGACTCGTCTGGGTGTCGGCTCTCCGCCGGTTCCCACGGAAATCGAGCGCAAGCCCGGAGGTGGCAACGGCGGCGGACAAGATGTCCTCTACAACCGTGCGGAATGGTGCATCCATCCCGTCGGCCATGCGTGGTCTGGCACGGCTCCCAATGGTGGTCCAGCGAACACTGGCACGGCTGGTAACGATCTGGACGAGGCAGCTTCCTGGAACCGTGTTTACACGGAAAGGAAGCAGGTCAAGTTCGCGCGGCTGGTCACCCGCGAGGCGTGATCTGTAGCGGGGGCGGCTTCCGGTAGCGGTCGCCCCCGCGTCACCCTCAGTTCTGAAAGGAGAATATCATGGGTAAAGGACTTCCTCGATCTCTGTCTCGCGGTGACAAACGCAAACAAGAGATCATCAAAGAACGAATTCGGATTTCAGGTAGCGTCAGCGTCTTGGCGGCGGGTGCCGGTGTCGGTTTCGGGACTCTTGTCATCGGTGATTTCCCAGAAGGCAACATTTTGTTCTTGGGCGCAGTCACCAATATCAATTTCAGTGGAACTGGTAGCGATGCCAATCTTACAGCCACCTGGAACGGAGATTTTGGTATCGGCACCGAACCTGATGCCAACGGAACTCTCGCCAGCACAGAAGTTGACATTATCGCTTCGACAGCCATCGGTCCAGCCGTCGCCGAAATTGCTCCGCAAGTGAGAGGAGCCAACGCAACGCAAGCGATCTTCGACAATACCGATGGATCGCTGGAAATCAACCTCAACGTCCTCATCGATGCCGCTGATATCACAGATGCCGCGACCGTCGTGCTTACGATCACAGGCGAACTTCTTCTGTGTTACACTGTCCTCGGCGACGACTAAGGAGAAATGACCATGTCAAAAGAGAAAATTCTCGAGGCCCTTGCCGGAATGGATGCCTTGGACGACGATCAGTGGACCCAGAATGGTGATCCGCTGGTCGATTACCTCAAAGAGAAGACCGGTATCGAACTCCTGAATCGTCAGGAAATCTTCGAAGCCGACCCTTCTTTCAACCGCAAGAAACTCATGGATGGCGGAAATGCCGAAAAAGCCGGTGACGAAGAAGAAGCCGCCGGTCAGAAAGTGAACGAGGAAGAAATCGATCTGGACATCGATATCTCTTCGGCCGATATTCTTGCTGATTTCGATGAGCCGCTCACTGAGAAGGAGTTCGCAAAGTTCCTTCGTGGTGTTCCCAAGGAAGACCTCGCAGAAATCGAATCGCTGATCGTCCAACAGCAGACTGAAGTCACTCGCAACGTCGAACATCTGAGCGATCTTCGTAATCGCCTCAAGATGTCGCTGATGTTCGTTCAGTCACGAATTAAGACTGAACTGCCGATGCAGACCAACGCCGAGGCAATTCGCGCTTACATCAATTCGCAGAACGAGCAACGTGCTGAACGTTGGGCGAAGCAGAAAGCAGTGATGTCTCAGTTTGGTCAGTTGAAAGACATCAATCCTCGCTCTCAGCTGGATCAGGCTATGGAGCGGAAAACGAAACGCGGGTCCAAGCGTCTTGTTCGTGCTTTGTTGAAGTGAGGCTGTGATGGCCTCACCTCCAAAACCAAGATTCGCCAGCTTGAAGAATTCGCCTCCCAAGGTAAAGGCGAAACTTCAAACTGCGCTTTTCACCGCGAGGAAGAATCGCAAAAAGAAGCTGGTGTAAAAAAATGTCTCTTATCGTAGAAACAGGGATCGGTGTCTACGGGGCGAATGGATACGTCCCAGTTTCTTTTGTGACCAGCTATCTTACTTCACGAAATCGCGTTACAGAGAACTCATGGTCAACTTCTTCTGCTTCAGTTCAGGAAGCTGCAATTATCGCAGCGACAGATTATCTGGACAAAAGGTTCAGTCATAAGTTCAGGGGAGTTCCTCTGTCATCTTTCGAGGTCACTTTTGCTGAGGGTTCTGTTTCTTTCACTGGTCTCCCAGCCAATAACGATTCTCTCACCTTGGGCGATCAGACTTACATCTTTGTGACTTCTCTCTCTGGTGAACCAGATGAGATTCTCATTGGTGCAACAATAACATTGAATGCGAGCAACTTCACCGATGGGGTGATGGCTTTGCCTGCGGCGGCTGGTGTTACCTATGGCCTTGGCACGGTGGCAAGCCGCCACGGCACGGCCACGGCGGCGGCAGGTGTGGTGGCGCTGGTGGCATTGGCCCCCGGTGCAAGCGGGGCTTACACGGTGCTCTCCGAGGCCGCTCCGAACATCACAACTTCACCTTTTGTCGGGGGTCTTGATGGTGGGATTCAGCCATTGTCCTGGCCCAGACAATACGTCTATGATGATCGTGGAAATGCCATCGTTGGAATTCCTGAGAGAATCAAACAAGCGACCTCTGAGTATTCTGTTCGTGTCCTGAACGATGTCTTGCTCAAAGATCCTTCTTTCGATGATTTTGGTGGACCTGTGACTTCTCGTCGCGAGAAGGTTGGACCTATCGAAGAAGAATATAAGTATGCTTCGAATATTATCATCTCGAGGTTCCCTGCGGCTGATCGTCTTCTATATCCGTTCTTGACAAATGGTGGAAGAGGGGGAGTCATTCGTGACTGATTTCTACACTAGAGTTGTTGCGACTGCTGTTCGGATGATCAATAAAAGAGGAAGATTGATCAAACTGATTCGTTTTGATGAGACGTCTGATAATGTGTCTCGACCATGGAAAGGTCCACCAGCCAGTCCTACTGAACCATCGTCCGACGTCTATGGAGTCTTTATCCAACCGACTTCCGTTCGCCAATTTGGATTGAGCGCTCTCGGTCTTGGAACAGAGATGGAATCAATGATCGCCACAAGCGAACAGATCATCATCATTTCTGCTGGAGAAACCGATCTTCGACAGTTCTCAGAAGTTCTCGATCAATCAGAAAGATGGGGAATTTTCACTTCTCAAATTCTCAAACCTGGAGACAAAACTCTACTCGGATTCCTTGGAGTTCGTAGATGAGCCTCACATTTTCAGATGCTGTCGATCAGATCATGGATCTTTTCAAGACCGCCTGGGACACGACTGGCTTTCCAGCTTATTACGAAGATGTTCGTCAACAACGGGACTCTAGTGAGGATCCGTGGTCGACAACTACGCTCCGTCATGCTTCGGGGCAACAGATGACCCTCGGAACGGCGACTGGAACAAGCCGTTTCGCAAGAGAGGGACTGCTCATTGTTCAGATATTTACGCCAGCAGGAAAAGGCTTGCAAGAAGCCTATAATTTGGCTAAGGTTGTGGTCGATGCTTACGAGGGTTCTACAACTCCAGGGGGAGTGTGGTTCAGGAACGTGAGGTTGAATGAAATCGGTCGGGATGGCAGGTTCTTTCAAATGAATGTCCTTGTTGAATTCCTATACGATGAACTCAAATGAAGGAGATCCTTAGATGGCACAGGTTGCAAAGATCGACTCCAACTCCACGGGCCTAGCTTACGCCGAGGAATCTACCCTCGCGACATTGAGCTCGCCTGTTTGGTATGCTTTGGAGCCGAATGGTTATGGTGATTTTGGAAGCGAGATCACGAACGTCTCCCCGACGCCAATCACGAACACTCGTTCGCGCAAGAAAGGTGTGACAACCGATCTGGACGCGACGGCGCAGTTCAATCACAATCTTTCCCTCTGGAACCTGGAGGATATCCTTCAAGGGTTCATGTTCGCCAGTTGGGAACGCAAAGGTCGCGAAGTCGTCACGGCTGTTGACATTGACACGACGAACCCTGACGAGTATGAAGTCGCCAGCACGACAGGCTTCGTGGTCGGCAGCCTCATTCGTGGATTTCAGTTCACCAACGACGCGAACAACGCTCTCAATGTCGTGACAGTTGTCACTGCATCGACTTCGGTCGAGGTTGCGACTGGCCAACTCGTCGCCGAAGCTTCGCCTCCGACCGGTGCCTATATTCAGGTCGTCGGTCATCAAGGTGCCGCTGGTGACATCGATGTGGATGCCGCAGGAGATCTTTCTGCACTGACTTCGACGTCTCTGGACTTCACCACTCTTGGTCTGGTTGCTGGTCAGTGGATTTTCGTTGGTGGAGATTCAGCTTCCTTGGGTTTCGCGACGGCTGCGAACAATGGGTTCAAACGTGTTCGCACTATCGCAGCAACTCGCCTGACGCTGGACAAATCCACTCTGGCGATGATCACCGAAGCTTCTACTACGGAGACTATCCGGATCTTCTACGGCGATGTCCTTCGCAACCGTGTCGGTTCCAATATCGTTCGTCGCACCTATCACCTGGAACGTCTGCTCGGCGCTCCCGATGACGCGGCACTCAGCAGCATTCAGACGCAGATCATCAAAGGTTCAGTCGGCAACGAATTCACCTTGAATGTCCCGACTGCGAATCTCGTGAACGTCGATCTCGGCTTCGTCGGCACTGATGAAGAACTCCGCGACTCGACTGCTGGTCCCCTCCAGTCGTCTGTCACGACGCCGATGCTGACTGACGTGTTCAACACCTCGTCGGATTTCAGTCGCATCAAGATCGCTCTGGTTTCCGGTATCAACGAGGCACCGGCTTCTCTCGCTGCTTTCATCACTGAAGCGACGATCAATATCAACAACAACGTTTCGCCCAACAAGGCGGTCGGGACGCTCGGGGCTTTCGATCTTACGGCTGGTATCTTCCAGGTCGGCGGATCGATAACGGCCTACTTCAACAATGTGAGCGCCATCACTTCTGTCCGCAACAACTCGGACATTACGATGGATATGGCGATGGTGAAAGACAATGGTGGGATCGTCGTTGATATCCCGCTCATCTCTCTGGGCGACGGACGTTTGAACGTTTCGCCCAATGAGGCGATCAAAATCCCGCTCAACATTGAGGCAGCAGATGCGAGTGCAATCTTCAGTGGATTCACTCACACTCTGATGTGGACTTGGTTTGGCTATCTGCCGGATGCCGCCGAGTAATCGACAACAAAAGGAGTGACCATATGTCGATGTATTCTCAGTTCGAAACTGACCCTCACCTGGAGAAGACTGGTGTCTGGGTCGATTACGGTGATTTCCGTGTGCTGCTTGGTCGCGCTGGTGGTGCGAATAAGAAGTATATGAAATATGCCGAGCAGAAGTCGAAGCCGTTCCGTCGAGCAATCGCTGCTGGTGTGATGCCAGAGGAGCGTTCAAAAGAATTGCTGTTCGACATCTATGCCAACGCTGTGATCTTTGATTGGAACGTTTCTGACGGTGTCCATGAAGTCACCAGCGAAACGATCTGGAAGCGCGGCATTCACATGCCAGATGGTGAGATCGGCGACTTCTCCTACGACAACGTGATGATGACGTTCCGTCGTCTTCCGGACATCTTTTTCATGCTTCAGAAAGAAGCCGAACAGATCTCGATCTTCCGTAAGGAAGAGTTGGAGGAGGAAGCAAAAAACTCGTAGAGGTCTTGATTCATGCTCTCAAACGTGGGAGCATTGAAGTCAAGATCATGGCAGAGGCACTGAGGGAAAATCGAGAAATTCCTGAAGAGATCGCTTTTGCTCCAGAAATAGGATCAGGTCTTGAACTTTATTATTATGGGTTCATGGAAATTTCAGACAGCCGACAGATCGGCATGGGGCTTGGTCCCATTCCTTGGAAGGTTGTTCACGAATACTGTGCTTTCCTAGAACTGGACGAGGATCAAACTGAGGCAATGCACTATCACATAAGGGAGATGGACGGAGCCTTTCTGGAGCATAATCGTTCAAAGAGCAAAGATAAATAGATGTCCACTCTTCTCCAGTTTTCGAGAATCATGCTGATGCGCGGAAGAAGACTCGAGAACAATTCTATAAAACTCTTGAAGAGGGTTGCCAAACGTGTTCTCGTTGGGCTGGTGAAAGGAACACCTGTTGATAAAGGCGTTGCTCGCTCCAACTGGATAGTCTCTACCTATAACCCGATTCGTGCAGTCATCCCAGCATATTTCCCCGGCAAGAAACTTGGTCGGGGAGAACGCTTCAATGCAAGGGCTGCGATTGCCGCAGGTGTTGCACAAATCAATCTATTAAGAGTTGGCTCTGCTTTAGGAATAGGGCAAACCAGTCAAGCAGTCTTTATAACGAACTCTATTCCGTATCTTGGTAGATTGCGGGCTGGTTATTCTTCTCAACAACCGAACGATTGGGTTTCTCTTGTAATAATTGAGGCAAGAACAGAGTTCGTGTCTATTAGTCTCTTGGAGCAGTAACAGGTGTCAACTGAACTCATCACTATCGTAATTCGTTCTGTTGGCGCTCGCGTCGTCAGGAGAGAATTGGAAGGTATTGGTGCGAGTGCCTCCGGAGCTCAAAGAGGAGTGACTGGGCTCCAGACTTCGATCGTTGCTCTTGGTATTGCCTCTCTTGTCGCTGTCACTGGTCTTGTCCGTATGCTGGACACGCTCACAGGTTTTGAGAACAGACTTCGTCTTGTGACTTCGACTAGTCGTGAATTCAACGAAGTTCAAACTGAGTTGTTTGCTATCGCTGCAAGAACCAGAAGTGACTTCGAAACTACAGCACAAATCTACACAAGAACTGCATTGTCAGTTCGTGAACTTGGTATAAGTCAACGACAGACTTTGGCGTTCACAGAGTCTCTGAACCAAGCTGTTATTCTTTCAGGAGCACATGCCAGAGAAACAAACGCGGCTTTGATACAGCTTTCTCAAGGTATTGCATCCGGTCGTCTCGGTGGTGACGAACTTCGTTCTGTTCTGGAACAGCTTCCGTTTGTTGCAGATATCATCGCGAAAGAACTTGGAATAACTCGTGGTAAACTGAGAGAACTTGGTCAACAGGGGGGCATCACTGGTGAGATCATTCTTGATGCTTTCAGGAATGCTCGCAGAGAAATCAACGATAAATTCCTAAAGACCGTTTCTACTATCGGTCAAGCGTTCAACGTTCTTCGGACCAACCTTCTGGAAGTTCTGGACGCTCTCGATGACACGACCGGTGCCAGTGGAGCTGTCGCTTATGCGATTATTGGGATAGCGAATTCTTTGCAGATCGCTCTTCCTGTTCTCGCAGCGTTTGGTATAAGTCTCGCTACTCGTTTTGCGTCGAAATACATTACTGGAATAACTGCTGCGATTGTCGCCGAAGTTCGTTTACAGATGGCTATCCAATCTGGTAGTGTAATTCTTTTGAATAGTGCAAGAGCAGAACAACTGAGATCGTCGGCTTTGTTGGCTTCTGCTACAGCACAGAATATTCTATCAACTGCGAAAGTTCGTGATATACAATTGACGATTGCTGGTCTTCAATCAAGTCTTCAGATTATCAAACTACAGAGGGCGCAAGCTGCGAACTACGTTCAACTCCAGCAAGGTATCGCGCTCGCTACCGGCAGAACATCAGGATTGATCGCTGCAAGAATATCACTGAACAATTCGTCGAGAGCGCTTATCGTTACTGAGAGAGCTCTTCGTGTTGTGACCGGTGAATTGACGGCGGCACAACTTCTTCTCACGGGAAGCACGACTGCTCTGGCTGCTGCCCAAGCGAGAGCGGCGGCTTCGGCGGCATTGGCCGCGACTTTCGGTGCGACTCTTATCCGACTGATCCCAGGACTCGGTCTCGTGGTGACTGCTTTCACTCGTCTCATCACTCTCTTGGGCGGTCCTCTCAGTGCAGCTTTCATCGCGTTGTTCGTGATCTTCGCTCTGTATAAGTCGCAGAGCAAGATCATTGAAGAAGCGAACAAAGCCGTTGAGGATACTGTTTTCAGTCTAAAGTCAGCTTATGAAGAAGTCGGTGGTGTTCTGGAAGATGTCACAGAAGGTCTTCTCGGGTTTACTGAGATCGAACTTCTTACTCAAATCACTGAGCAGGCAGATATTGCAGCAGACTCTATGCGAAGCTTCGGCAGAGGACTATTCTCTGTTTCTGTAATTCTCAAAGAGTATTCAGGAGAGAGTCCTATAACTGCTTTCCTTGACGAAGCCTCAGTAAAGCTTAAAGATGGAACCTTAAATCTCGAAGAATTCAGAGATGGACTTTCCGATATCTCGGTCGGAATTGACCCAAGCGCACTAACTGCTTTCCTTGACGAAGCCTCAGTAAAGCTTAAAGATGGAACCTTAAATCTCGAAGAATTCAGAGATGGACTTTCCGATATCTCGGTCGGAATTGACCCAAGAGCACTAACTGCTTTCCTTGACGAAGTCTTTGAAAATCTTAAAGATGGAACCTTAAATCTCGAAGAATTCAGAGATGAACTTTCCGATATCTCGGTCGGAAATGACCCAGGCACACTTTCGCTGATAACTAACTTGATAAAGTTATCAAGAGATACTGGATCGACTGTAGAGTCTTTGAATCGTCTTCAAGACGTATTGACAGTTATCACTGGAACAGAGGCAGAAGCGTCTGCCGCTCTCGAACGTCTCGGTATCTCTGCTGGTGAGGCAGGTGGCTCAATCGCGGCGGCTGTGAAAGACATAGATACATTTGGAGATGCTCTTGCAGCGATAAGCAACTTCATTCCAGAATTTGAAAGAGCAGCTAAGGTTCAAGAAGATATCGCAAAAGTGACCGCCATCTACAAAGCTGGTCTTGCAATCTTGAACACCCAATTGACAGAAGGCAAGATATCACAAGTTACTTTCTCAGATGCCACGCAAACTCTCGGTCAGCGATTGATAGCTGCAATAGCTGTGATCGATGGAACGACTGAGGCTATTGAGAAAGCCACTTCTGCTTATGATTCTTATATCAACAGATCGGACCTCGAGGCTGGTCTCACTCGTCGTGAAGAAGCACTTCGACGTGAAGAAGAAGCCTTTGCTGATGTCACTGCTGAGTTGACAAAGAACAATGCGGCAGTCGATCTGTTTACAGGGACTTCAAATGTTTATATTGACAGGCTGAAAGCGATCAACGATCAATTTGATCGTCTTGCAAACGAGAATCGCTTCTCACAGACCAGTGCAGAAGTTGATGCTACTGTGAAGATTATGACGGATGCCTTCGCACGTCTCGGTGAAAAATTTGAAGAATTGAACGAACAGACTACTGGTCTTTCTATCTCCGATGTATCTGCCTTGCTTGGTGTTCAACTGCTGAACACTGAACAGAGGGCTCAATCTCTCAGTGATGTTCTCTCCGGACTTGCTGATCGTCTCCAGTCGACTGGCTCTGCTGGAGCAGCTAGTGCTGCTCAACTTCTAATTTTGATTGCTGGTCTCCAAGATGGAACAACGAATGGGAATCAACTTCGTCTGGCCTTGTTGCAGATTGCTTCAACAACTGGCGGAGTCCTCGGCGACATTGCCCTTGAAGCGATTGAATTGTCCAGGTCTTCTGATGAAGCTGGAAAAGATACAGAACGTTTGAGAGCGATCCTTGCAGTTCTCGGAGGAGTTGCTGGGAGTGCAGATCGGGCTCTCCTTGGGCTTTCTGGAAGTGCGAATATTGCTGCATCGAGTATTCGTGGTCTCGGTGGTGCTGCAATGGCGACAATCAGTGCTCTCAGAACTTTGGCAGGATTTGTTCCTGAACTTGCTGCTGCTCAAGATGTTGCTGATCAATTGCTGGAAGCCCAGAGTGCTTTCCAAAGCGGAGTTGGTGGACTTGATCAACTACTCAACGCTAAAAACATCTCCATCGACAACTATGCAACACAGATAGGTCGCTTGAAAGAGACCTATGCTCTCGCTCGTTCAGAGATCGATGGAACTGCTTCTGCTCAAAGAAATGCGAACGAGGCTTTCAAGGAATACACTGATGACAGTGCTCTCAGTGCTCTTGACGATCGTGCTCGTGCTATTGAAACTGAAACTCGTCGTTACAACGAATTGATCGCAACTCTGCAGACCGGTGAAGACGCGACTTCGAGAATTGCAGACGTCACTGCTCAATATCAGCAGAGACTTGCTATGGTAAATGCAGAATTCGATGCTCTCTCTTCTGGAAGTGGAACTGGTGGCTCTGGTGGCGCTGCTAAGACTGTTGAAGAAATCTCCAAAGCTATGGAAAGAAAACTGGAGATTATAGATTCTCTTCTGGAGCCATTGAGAACTTATACCATGGAAATGGAAGTTCTCAATGAACTGCTGCAAGAAGGAACTGTTAATCAAGATCAGTTCTCTCAGTCTGTGCTCTCTGCTCGTATTCGGTTCCTTGAAAGCCAAACTACGATGCAAGCAGGTTTCGAGAGAGGGTTCCTCAAAATCATCGAGCAGACTTCTGATGCAGCCTCGCAAATGGAGAATATCATTACGACTGCCTTTGATGGTATGTCGTCTGCGATCGCTGATCTGGTTGTTGATGGAACAGCAGATTTCGGCTCTTTGATCCGCAATATCAACAAAATGATAATTCAGCTTGTTGTCTCTCAAGCCTTTCAACAGTTGTTTGGTGGTGAAGCAGGAACTGATGGGGGAGGTAGCAAAAAGAAAGGTCTCTTTGAAGTCTTCTCAGGTTTCCTCGGTGGCATCGTTGACAGAATATTCGGGATTGGAGCGGCTGCTATCCCAGGAGCAGCGGCTGGCGGTAGCTTCCAAGTGGGACCGAGTTCAGGCTTCGGCGGGCTGACAGGTCATGACAATCGTCTTGTTCCGCTTCGTTTGAAAGATGGTGAGCATGTTGAAATCACTCCTCGTGGTCAAGAGCCCGGCGGCGGTCGTGGTAGTGCAGGAACGACTGTGATCTTCAACGTAACCACTCCCGATGCACAATCGTTCCAAGCAAGTCAAAGTCAGCTTGCCGCTCGGGCCGCTCGTATGATCAGTTCTGGTAGAAGGAACATGTGATGGCTTTTCATGAAGTTCTTTTTCCAAGCGACATCAGTCGTGGCTCAAGCGGTGGCCCTCGTCGTCTCACAGACGTAGTGACCCTTCGTTCAGGATTTGAGTTCCGCAACTCTCTTTGGGCTAATTCTCGACGTTCATACAATGCTGGACTCGGCCTTCGTCATATGGATCATCTTTATGAAGCCATTGAATTCTTCGAAGCGCGTCGTGGTAGACTTCACGGATTTCGTTGGAAAGATTGGTCAGACTTCAAATCTGGTTCACCAACATCTACAATCACTAATGCTGATCAACAAATTGGAACTGGTGATGGTGTAGAAACTGTCTTTCAGTTGACGAAACAATACTCCTCATCTTCAAGCCCTTATGTCAGAGATATCAAGAAACCAGTGGTTGGGAGTCTGACAGTTGCGATCAATGGGGTTGCGAAGACAATAACGACTGACTTCACTGTTGACACGACAACCGGCTTGGTGACGTTCCTCGTTGCTCCAGGGAACACTTTGTCAGTGACTGCCGGTTTCGAATTCGATGTGCCAGTTCGTTTCGATCAAGATGAAATTCTCGTGAATGTGGAACTCTTCGACTCTGGACAAGTTCCTGATTTGAGCATCATGGAGATTCGCATATGAGCAAGCTAGTCTCTTCTGCATTACAGGCTCATCTTGATACTCGTGAAATAACGATGGCTCACTGTTGGAAAGTCACTCGACTCGACGGAGTTGTCCAGGGTTTCACTGAGCATGATGTTCCATTGACTTTCGACTCTGTTACGTTTGAGGCAGACTCTGGATTTACTGCAACAAAGATAGATTCAAGTATTGGTCTATCTGCCGATAATCTCAACGTCGAAGGTGCCTTGAGCAGCGACACTATCAACGAAGACGATCTCGCTTCTGGCAGATACGATGATGCCCAAGTGGAACTCTATTGGGTGAACTTCGAAGACGTCTCACAGAGAGTCCTTCTCAGCAAGGGAAATCTTGGTCAGGTCAAAAGAGGCGAACTCGCCTTCGATGCTGAATTGCGTTCGCAGAGCCAGAGACTTCAACAGATCACTGGACGGATATATTCAAGAACTTGTGATGCTATATTCGGTGACTCTCGTTGTGGAGCAAACACGGCTTCTTTCGACAGTTCTGGGACAGTCTCAGGTGTGGTTGAAAATCGCCAGATGGTTGTCACTGGACTCTCAAACGATGTGAGTGGATATTACACTTTTGGACTTCTGGAATTCACCAGTGGAGCGAACGATGGGTTGAAGTTCGAAGTCAAGAGACATGAACTAGGACTGCTAATCCTCTGGGATCAGCCACCCTTCAATATCGCGATCAATGACACATTTGATGTCATCGCTGGCTGCAACAAGTATGACACGACCTGCGCTTCAAAGTTCTCCAACATCATCAATTTTCGTGGATTCAATTTCATTCCTGGTTCGGACTATCTCACTAAGTATGCTTTGAGAGACGGATCGCAAACTGGTCAAAGCATTTTCAATGAGTGATCACATAACAGAGATAGCCCGTGAATGGATCGGGACTCCTTACATGCACCAGATGTCTGAGATTGGTATAGGCTGCGACTGCCTAGGCCTCCTCCGAGGCGTGTGGCGCACCCATTACCAGCGGTCGGAGCCAGAGGAAGCCCCGAACTATACAGCCTCTTGGGGAGACCACAGAACTGATGACCCGCTCTTGGCTATTGCCAAGAAACACTTTGATGCGGTAACATGCCTTGCGCAAGCCGAGGTTTTAATGTTTCGTATGCGACCGACGGTTGCTGTAAAGCATTGCGCCATCTACACCGGAAACAAGGTCATGATTCACGCCTATTCGAATCACATGGTAAGAGAAGAGGAATTCACTGACTGGTGGAGTAAAAAACTTGTCGGTAAATTCAGGTTCAAATGAATGGTCGCTCTTCTTCTCACTTCGGCGATTGGTGCCTCTAGCCTCACAGGGTTTTCCTTGTTCGCGGCGACTCTGGCAGCTTCGACGATTGGCAGCTTCATTGACAACAAGCTGTTTCCACAGAATATCAACCAAGAAGGACCAAGGCTTGAGAGTATCAATCTCAGCACGTCTTCCGAGGGGCAGTCTGTAAAGAGACTGTTTGGAACTTCTCGTCTTGGTGGTAACATGATATGGGTCACGAATTTTCGTGAAGTGGCCACCTCTACTACTCAAAGCGCAGGTGGGAAAGGAGGAGGTGGACCAACAGTCACAAGCACTGAATACACTTATTTCGTGAGTGTAGCTTTCGCTTTCTGCGAGGGTAATCCTCGTGCTTCTCTTGGTCGTATATGGGCAGACAATCGTCTCATGGAGACCAGCGGGGTTGTCTACAGGTTCTACCCTGGATCAGAAACACAGACAGTTGACCCGAAGATCTCACAAATTGAAGGTGTAGAGTCGGCCTCTGCTTTTAGAGGAATTGCTTACATAGTTTTTGAAGAACTTGATCTCACAGAATTCGGAAATCGCATTCCGATGATAACAGCTGAGATCAATGTTCCTGTATATGCTCCATCAGCAGATTTGTTAGAGAATTTAATTCAAAGCGTAAACTTGATCCCATCAACTGGTGAGCAAGCGTATGCAACGACTCCAACTGTAACTTTGATAGATGACCAAGTTTCTTTTTCAAACACCAATCTCAGTGCAGACAAAACTGATTTTGTATGGTCTATGGAGAATTTGAAGTCACAAATGCCGAATGTCACGAGTTTGAATCTTGTGATCTCTTGGTTTGGTGATGATCTACGTCTCGGCTCTGGAACTACGAAACCAAAGGTAGAGTTTGGTCCAGCCATCAACTCTTCCTATACTGCTGGGATAGTAGGGTATACATCTTCTTCCTATGGTTTCACACAGGCGACCGAGGACACTTGGACTGTCAACGGTTTGAATAGAAATAATGCAGATGTCGTTTCTGAAGATGCTAGTGGAAGTCCGAATTTTGGAGGAACTCCTGCTGATTGGTCAGTGACAGAGGCTATTCTATACACGATGGACACGGCAGAACTTGATGTTCATTTCTATCCTTTTATATTGATGGACATTGTCGCTGGAAACACTCTTCCAGACACTGACGGAGTGACAACTGGTCAACCGACTTTCCCATGGAGAGGGAGAATTACTGTTTCGGCACCCGCTGTAGATAAGACGGCTGCTGCTGCGACACAGATGAATGCCTATATGGGTTCTGTCACAAGAACTCAATTCTCGAACACTGGAACTAGAATAACCTATTCAGGTTCTTCCAGTGATTGGGGATATCGTCGTTTCATTTTCTTCTATGCTCATCTGTGTGCTGCCGCTGCTGCTGTGAGTGATACACCGTCACGCTTCAAGACTTTCTACATCGGAACAGAACTCGTTGGTATCAACAGAGTGAGAGACAACGCTGGCAACTATGTTGGAACAGCCGCTCTTGTGTCTATTCTCAACGATGTTCGGTTAATCTTCGACAGCTACGGAATGACTCACGTAGAACTTTCGTATGCTGCTGACTGGAGCGAATATCATTCTCATCGCCCAGAGGATGGCTCTGGAGATGTCTTGTTTCCTTTGGATGCAATCTGGTCGAATGCCGATTGTGATCATATTGGTATAGACATTTATATTCCTATCTCTGATTGGCGAGATGGAACATCCCATCTTGATTTTGGTGAAGGGAATGACACCTACGGAAATCCAAAAGCAAGATATATCTACGATCAGGCTTACCTGAAAGGTCAAATCGAGGGTGGAGAACTCTTCGACTATTTCTACGCGAGTTCAGCAGATCGCAACACTCAAACTAGAACTGTGATCCAAGATGTTGCTCACAGCGAGCATTGGATTTTCCGTCAAAAAGATATAAGGAACTGGTGGTCCAATACTCACCGTCCTCGCCCTTTAGGAGTCAGAGCAGCGTCTCCCACTTCTTGGGCCGCTAGTTCAAAGAGAATTCGTTTCTCAGAATTCGGTGTTCCAACTATTGACAAAGGAACAAATCAACCGAACGTGTTCTTTGATCCAAAATCGTCTGAAAGTTTCATTCCTTACTTCTCCAACGGAAACAGAGACGATCAAATTCAGCGTTCCTATTACGAAGCAATGATCACTTATTGGAGAGACAACTCTCCGACTTCACCAATACGTATGATCGCGACTGCGGAAATGTGTGCATGGACTTGGGATGCTCGCCCTTATCCCGCGTTTCCCTATCGTTCCGATATCTGGTCGGACTCTACCAACTGGACTTTCGGTCATTGGCTGAATGGTCGTGCTGGCTCTGTCCCGCTGGCAGAGTTGGTGAAAATGATCTGTGCGTGGGTTGGATTCACCGATGCTGATCTTGACGTCACTGAACTGATTGGTAAGAATTCGATAGTTCGTGGCTATGTAATTGATAATCAATCTTCTCCAAGATCAGCTTTGGATCCTCTCTTCTCAGCTTACCTTTTTGATGGCTTCGAGTCTCAGGGTAAGATGAAATTTGTTCTTCGTGAATATACAGTATTTGAAGAGATCGATGTTCAAGATCTTGTTGCTCAGGGAGGGGACAAGAGTTCTGGATATCAGATCACTAGAGCCCAAGAGACAGAGATGCCACAGAACTCTTCTGTGTCGTTCATCAACCCTGCCGATGATTATCAAGTAGCGACTGCCACTGGAAGTCGTCAAACAACGACAAGCAAGTCTTCTGTCGACGTAAGATATCCTTTGGTGTTTGAGACTGGTGCAGTGAAGATGCTCGCTGAGATCATGATTCAACAGGCATGGGCTGCTCGTGAAAGCATCGAGTTGGCCTTGAGTAACGATCGCATCAAATATGATCCAGGCGATGGATTCTCAATAACTATCGGAAATCGTCTCAAAAGGTTCCGCTTTACCGGAATCTCCAAAGGTGACTTTCTTGAGGTCGATGGTAATGGTATCGACATCTCAATTTACGATGCTGTAACCAGTAACTATGAAAGCAACACGACGAACGTTCTCCCAACAGTCGGCAGCACGAATCTGTATTTCATGGATCTTCCTTTGGTGACTGGCGACGAGCCTCGTCCTTGGGCTCCAAGAGTGGCGGCTTTCCAAACTCCGTTTCCTCGCTCGGTGGATATCTATGAAGTGACGAACGATGCTGCTGACTTGAGTTTCAATGGCAGAATATTGTCTCCATCTCAAATGGGGCTTTTGTTTGCCGATCTACAGATTGGACCGCACGAGATCATTGATGAGGGCAACGTTCTATCGGTTGATCTTCGGTCTACGAGTTTTCAAATTCTCAGCGAAACTGAAGAGAATGTTCGCAATGGTGCAAATGCAATCGCTATCTTGACTCCTAGTGGAAACTGGGAAATACTGAAGTTTGTGAATTCTTCTCTCGTTATTGGAGCAAGATACAATCTGACTAGACTGTTTCGTGGTCAACTCGGAACTTGGCCTATTATGGAAGTCATTCCGATTGGTCAACCGTTTGTGATTTTGAATTCTGCTGGCACGAATGTTCTTTCTATAGCGGCTGAAAGAAAACTTGATGCCATCACTTGGAGATATGGTCCAAGCATTTATGGGACAGCAAGTCCTTTCTTCAGAACTGAAACTCACACTGGAAAAGCCGTTGGAGAACTTCCTTATCCAGTGGCCAATGTTCAGTTTTTCAAGACTGGTGCTACTGATGTTCTCATCACTTGGAAACGACAAACGAGATTTAATGGTGAAGGATTTGATGCTGCAACTGTGCCTTTGAACGAGGATAGTGAGCAGTATGAAATCGATTTACTTACGAGCGCCGATGTGCTAATAACAACTGTGACGACAACCGTTGCATCTTACAGTTATGTTGGAGCACCCACGAACTTCAAAGCACGAATTTATCAGATGTCTACCAATATCGGTAGGGGAAGACCAGTGACCAAACAGAGTCCCTTCTAATGGCAACAACGATTAACAGTCTTCCTCTTATGGAATCTGCTCAAACGCAGAAGTATCTGACGTTCAATTCTGCGATCAGCTATCTGGACGCTCTCGTCAATCCAACAGTTTTCAACCGAACGACCACTGTTCCACCTGTGAGCCCAACGGAAGGAGATCGATACATCATCGGCTCCGCACCGACCGGCGCGTGGACAGGACAAGTCAACAAAATCGCTGTCTATATTGGCACAAATTGGGTCATCTTCACTCCTTCTGAAGGATGGAACGTCTTTGACCAAGGAGCGAACGAATATGTCAGTTTCGATGGTTCTGTATGGGCCACCCTCATTTCTCTATTGGTCCCATCGCTTTCTACTGAGAACTTGTCCGTTCAGGAAATTGGAATCGGTGGAGCCACAGCCGATGCTACCAACAGACTGTCTATCAATTCACCAGCAATCCTGCTGAACCACGATGGGGCTGGACATCAAGTCAAGATCAACAAGGCCGTCGCCGCCGACACCGCCAGCCTACTGTTCCAGACCGCATTCTCCGGCCGGGCCGAGATGGGGCTGGCAGGGACAGACGACTTTAGCGTGAAAGTGTCTGCGGACGGAACGACATGGTTTTCCGGCCTTTCTCTGGCCCGGGCGACCGGCATTCTGGCACTGCTGACGGGGACCACCATCGGCGGCAATCTCGCCTTCCACTTGGGCAACCTGGTCCCGTCCGCCTATGTCACCTATGGCGGCACCGCAAATGCGATCACCATCACAACGGGGCTGGCACTTGCTTCCATTCCCACGGGACTGGAGATCAGATTTCGCGCCACCAACGCGAATACCGGCGCCACCACGATCAACACCGACGCGCTGGGCGTCAAGACGGCAAAGACGCCGACCGGCGCGGCGCTGCCCGCGGGCTGGATCAGAACCGACCGGGACAGCGCGGCGCGGTATAACGGCACCGACTGGATCGTCGTAGCGCCGGCGCAGGCCGAAACCGGCACCTGGACCCCGACTTTCGGCGACGGGACCAACCTTGCCACGCTTTCCACAGCCACCGGATTTTATCAGCGCGTCGGTGACTTCGTGACCGTGACCGCCAGAATTGTCGTCACCTCGCTCGGGGCGTGTTCCGGGGCAATGCGGATAAGTGGGCTGCCGTTTGTGGTCTTCAACTCGTCCGGCGCCAGCACGTCTGGGGAAGTCGGCTTCAGCAGCGGCCTGGCGCTACCGGATGCGCAGGCCCCGAAACTGTTTCCATTACAGAACACCAGCTACCTCACACTACTCTATTTTCTAACGACCGGCACAGCCGCCCTGACACACGCCCACTTCGGCGCGACCCCCGACTTCCGCATTTCCATAACCTACAAGGTGGCCTGAGATGAAACTGAAAGCCGTGGAAGTGCGTGACGGCACCGCCAATGTCCTCTGGGAGAACGACGAGGGCGGAAACCACCGCCGAGGCTATGGTCCGGAAGACCGGGCGGCCTTCCAGGCCGAGGTGGACGGCGCCGCCGACTACATCAAGGCTCTGGGCTGGGATACACGGACGCGCCCGCCGGGGCCGACCAAGGCGGAACTGGCCGAGATCGCGGCCAAGCTGGCGGCCGACGATGAGCGGATGCAGGCGGAAGCATACCTGAAAGAAACCCAGAAGTTTCTTGATCTCAAAACCGAAACCGGCGCTGCAATCCCGGCAGATGTTTTGGCAGGGCGAAGGGCTGCTCGCGCCGTTCTGGGAATTTAGGTGAGAAAAGGGCAGTTCTGACAGCGCGTCGAGTAGAGGAATACGTAATGAGCGATATTGACGAAAGGGGCGTCCGGCTCAGCCTGCCACTGATCTGGACAATCGGGGCAGGACTCGTCGCCACGGGCCTCTACCTCGGCACGTCGATGGCGACGCTGGCGGTAGAAAGCCGGGAGTTTCGCGAGGCGATCAAGGCTCAGCGGGAATGGCAGGCCTCGATGGAGGGGCGGACGAGGGCCAACGAGTTGACATCCAACCGCAACTCGGACCGATTTGACACGCTCAAACAGGCGATCGATGAATTGAAGGCCGGGCAGCTTCTGACCCTCGACATCTTGCGCGGGCTGGATCGGCAGTAATCAGTGATCACCACTTTCTCAACAACCCATGAAAGGACCAACCATGCTGATCAAACAACCGACTTCCGCGCCGACTCGCAAAATGGCCGCAGTGGCCGCCAGCGGTGCCATCGGCACTGTCGTGATCACAGCCCTGTCCGGCTTCGTCACGAGCCACATCCCCGATCTCTCGGCGTCCTGCGCCAACGAGGTCAGCCTGTGGGCGGTCGCTGGTGGCTCCGCCACGCTGATCTCGGTCGTCAACTTCGTGGCGGGCTATTTCCGCCGCGCAGAGGCAGGTCACGGCGATGCCTGACGCCAGTCGCGCCCCGCCATACAGGGCCGGACTGTTGTGAGAGAGAAAGCGCCGGGATTCATCATTGCGCTGGCAATCATCCTGATCGCGCTAGTGCTGATGATAGTGGCCTCGGCATGGGTGGAGTTGTGAGTGCCCTTGGCCGTTTGGCCTCTCGCTGAAAGGACATCCATATGAAAACTTTCACCCTCGCCCTCGTCGCATCTCTGTTGTTTGCCGTCCCGGCGTCGGCGCAGCAGGGCAACTGCAACACACATCAGGAGGTGATGGTTCGTCTGGCCGAGAAATATGGCGAAACTCGGCAAGGAATCGGGCTGGCGCAAAACGGCGCTATGTTGGAGGTTTACGCCTCTCCCGAAACTGGAACGTGGACGATCACAGTCACACTACCCGGCGGGCCGACTTGTATCGTCGCTTCCGGCGAGTCGTGGCAGCCGGTGCGGGACGCGGCGCCGGTGCTGGGCGTGCCGGGGTAGAGACAGGTATGAAATGACAATTTAGCCGTCAAAGTAAAGCATGTGGAGCCTGCCGGTGTTGTCATAGAAGTGGTCTAACCCATTGGCAACACTAGCAAACCTGCTCACGTGGCTCCCTGCCCTTGCTGGACCACCCTTGCCACAAGTTACCGGGTAAACGCCCAATGGCAGTCCAGCTGGAGGCTGTAGCTTGGCTGAAAAACAAGTAAAGTAAAGTAAGTAAAGTAAGTGATGTCACTATATTTTTTATATAATAATAACAATAACTTAACAGGTTACTAGCTGGCTCCCTCTGGCTTTACTTTGCCGGTTTTGGCTTTACTTTGAAACTCGACGCTTGTTCTTGCGCCTTCCTTGGGCTATAATGGTCTAGACCAGCCGCAGGAGTGCATCAATGTCAGAACCGTTTGAAATCAGCGAAGAAGAACGAAGGAGAATCCTCAACAAAGTGACACCTGGACGAAGTCACGAACCGTTTCAGATTAGCGAAGCCGAGCGAAGAAGAGTCCTCAACAAAGTGACGCCTGTCAAAACAAGAGTGCGAATCAACAATACTGGTTCCGGTCGGTGGAGCATCAAGGTTGATGGAAAGACTATCATTCTTGCAAACGACCATATGGAAGCCTCGGCTATGAAACGAGCACTCCAATCGTATATAGAGGTGCTCGATGCTGACTCCTGAGAATTATGAACACGTCGTTGATCCGTTTCAGCATCAGACCGATCATTTGAAAGATCACTGGCAACGGACTGCATGGGGCCTTCTGTGGGAGCAAGGAACAGCGAAGACCAAGCCGATCATCGACACAGCCGCTCTTCTTTACAGCAACAACGTGATTGATGGTCTGCTCGTCGTCGCTCCTCCCGGAGTCGAGCGCAACTGGCGATCGGACGAATTACCGAAACATATGCCGCCGGACATCGCTCTCGAAACTATGGTCGAGGTCTTCCTTACAAGCCGAAAGCATACCAAGCCTCATCAACAGTTGATGGATCGTCTTTGCAAACACAAAGGACTTTCAGTTCTGTTGTTCAGCTACAACGCCTTCATGACAAAAGAAGGGAAAGACCTCGCTTGGAAATTCCTTCGTCGTCGGCGCTGTCTGTATGTTCTTGATGAGGCACACAACATTAAGAATCCCGGAGCAAAGAGGACCATCAGTATTATCGCTTCTGGAAAGTATGCGACTCATCGGAGAATTCTCACCGGAACTCCGATTGCAGTCGGTCCTTTCGACATGTATTCCCAAATTAGGTTTCTTGATGAAAACTTCTGGAAGCGCAAGGGGATCAATGGTGCTGTAGAGTTTAGAGCCTATTTCGGTGAGTGGCTCACTCGCAACGAATGTCAGAGGGAGCTTGGTTATGATCCTGGCTTTGACAAGCTGATCAGATATCGTAACCTCGACAAGCTGGAAGTCTGGATCAAGGAGATCACTGATCGGGTTCTGAAAGACGATGTTCTCGATCTCCCACCGAAACTCTATTCCAAGCGTTACTTTGAGATGACCAAAGAGCAACTCGCAATCTACGAGCGGCTATCCGAAGAGTTTATGGTCGAGTTCGAAGACGGTGCAATTCTCGATGGCGAACTGCCCATTGTTCGCCTGCTCAGGTTCCAGCAGATTCTTTGCAACTATGTTCCGGTCATCGATCTTGCAAACCCTGACGAGGCCACCTATCGCCAGATCAGCAAAGTGAATCCTCGCCTTAACGCAATGGAAGAGATTCGCGATGAGATCTTCCAACCGACAATCGTATGGGCACGATTCACCCAAGACGTGGACCAACTCATGGACCTCTTGGGCGAAGAAGCCGTTCGCTATGATGGTCGTGTTGATGGTGATCAAGCCGAGCGAAATAAGCTGGCCTTTCAAGCCGGCGATGCAAAGTGGTTCGTTGGAACAGCCCAAAAGGGAGGACCTGGACTGACTCTCACACAAGCGAAGAACATGGTCTATTATTCGAACAGTTTCCGATTGATCGATCGGTTGCAATCAGAAGACCGTGCTCATCGTGCTGGTATGGATGAGCATCCAGTGAACTATATCGATATCTGCTGTTCCAATGGTCACATAGATTCCAACATAATTGCCAACCTTCGTGACAAGAAGAACATCAGTGCTGGGCTGCTCGGGGATGAGTTGAAAGCGTGGATTTAAGAAACAAATTGCTTGTCATTTGCCGCGCCCAGCCTTAGCATACTAAGGCGGGTGGTTTTTAGCCATAGGGGCCACTCTTTACAGTGTTGAGACAGTGCTGGAGCATATCCAGAGGCGGTGACTGTTTAAGAAACCCGTCGGCCCACCGGAGGCCAACGAATGGAGAAAATATGACCGAAGTTCCTGATTATTCTGAGTTCAAAGACACGAATGAAATGATGCTGGGAGGCAATATGATGACCTCCCTCGTCGCTTTGGCAGACATTCAAGAAGCTGCTGAATCCGAGGTTGAACGTCTCAAGCTGCTGCTCGAAGAAGCAACCGCAAACGTCCGCCGCATGTCCGAACATGAAATTCCCAAATTGCTCGACGGTCTGGAAGGCAAGATCAACCTTCCCGACGGCCGAACGATCACTGTTCAGGAGAAGATTCGGACGTCAGTGTCTGGTGATCGCAAGCCTCGTGCTATGCAATGGCTCGAGGACAACGGTCATGGTGCAATCGTCAAGCGCCGAATGACCATTGATCTCTCCAAGGATCAAGAAGAATTGGCGGACAAGATCAGGGACGCTCTTGAAGCCATCGACGAACCGGTTCTTTTCAAGGAGGACAGGAACGTCGCTTGGCAGACTCTGGACGCTTTCGTGAAAGAACAACTGACCGAAGGAATTGACATTCCGCTGGAATTGTTCGGCGTCTATCACCAGAAAATCGCCAAGATCAAGCGATAACGAATACCCGAAAGGGTAATGCGGAGCCTCGGCATTCAGAGGCATTGACAAGGAAAGGAGCCTTAAATGGCAAAAACTGATATAGTGAAGGCCGAGGTCAAGACGACAGCGGTAGGCATGGCTTACGATTATGGGAGCGATCAGGGGGCTGGTTTCGAAGATACGAAATCCAGCGACCTTTCGATCCCGTTCATGAACTTGCTCCAGTCCAACTCTCCCCAGGTTGAGGAAGAACTCATTCCTGGTGCGAAGACTGGTGACATACTCAACAGTGTGACCGGCGAACTCATCAAAGGCGACAGTGGCTTCGTGTTCTTGCCAGTTCACAAGCAAGAGGCGTGGGTCGAGTGGGTTCCTCGTGTGAAGGGTGGTGGTTTCGTCACCATGCACGACCCTGCTGGCGTTCTGGTTCAAGACCTGATCAAGAGCAATGGTGGCACTCGGATTCCTCCGAAAGGCAACGATGGCAAACGGATCTCGTTCAAGAACGGCCAGAACGATGTCATCGAGACCTACTATGTCTATGGTCTCATTCTGAACCGAGAAGGGTCCGAGGCAGAAGGTTTCTCTGTCATCTCGTTCAGTTCAACCAAGATCAAACCCTATCGCGACTGGCTGACCTCGATGTTCATCATCAAGGGCAAGCCGCCGATGTTCGCGAATCGGGCTCTGATCAAATCTGTGAAGCAGAAGAACGAATCTGGCACCTATGCCAACTTCGCCATCGGGCCGCTTCACGAAACGTGGGTGAAATCGTTGATCAACCCTACCGAGGAAATGTCGCTTCTCCAAGAAGCGTGCGAGTTCCGCGAAATGGTTCTCAATGGTGTTGCACGAGCAGATTTCAGTCAACAGCAGAATGCCGGCGAAAGTGTCGGTGCTGGTTCTGGTGATGGTGGTGTTGCTCCGTTCTAGGACAGGAAAACTCCTCCTGAACCTGTTCTAGCTGGTCCCGTGTATGATGCCCTCTGCACGGGACCAGTATAATCTTTGGAGTTTATCTCATGTCATGGTCTCCACAACAAGAAGCCGCCTTAAAGCAAGTCAATGACTGGATGAAATCTGGCCATGAACAAGTGTTTCATATGTTTGGATATGCCGGGACTGGCAAGACCACGATGGCTCGTCATCTAGCTGAGGGAGTAACTGGAAGAGTTCTGTTTGCTGCTTTCACCGGGAAAGCTGCTTACGTCTTGAAGAGCAAAGGTTGTGAAGGTGCGACCACGATTCACTCTTTGATATATCACAGTCGCGATAAGGGTAAGAAGTCCCTTGTTGAGATGGAGCAACAACTCAACACTCTCATCAGTGAACTCGCCGAAGAGGGCTTGAGTCCTGAGAAGATTGAAATGAATCCTCGTGTCCGTGACCTCACCAAAATGGTGAAGGCCGAACGCGAAAATATGAAACAGCCGTTCTTCATTCTCAACCAAGAGTCTGAAGTGCGAAGCGCCAAACTGGTAATCATAGATGAGTGCTCGATGGTTGATGCCAAGATGGGTGAAGATTTACTTTCGTTTGGGACCAAGGTTCTCGTCTTGGGCGATCCTGCTCAGCTTCCTCCTGTCGGTGGTGCTGGTTATTTCACCAAGAACATCAACCCTCAGATCATGCTGGACGAAATTCATAGACAGGCAGAAGAATCACCGATCATTCGAATGGCTACAGAAGTTCGTAATGAGCGAAGCCTCAAAGTCATGGACTATGGCGATGGCTGCGAGTTTATCGATGGAAAGATTGATCCAGAGTTAGCACTCCAATTCGATCAAATACTTGTTGGCAAGAACGCCACTCGTTTCTCCACAAACAAACGTGTTCGCACATTGAAGGGTATCATCGACCCTTATCCAGTCATCGATGATCGCCTCGTATGCTTGAACAACAATCATGACACCGGACTTCTGAATGGCGCGATTTACAGCGTCTTGAAAGTCGGCGGGGTTATGGACTCGAAAGTGCAGCTAGACATTCTTCCAGAAGGGAAGAAGTTTGCTCAAGAAGTCATGGTTCACGAACAGTATTTCCTCGGTGAAGAACCATCGTGGTTTGAAAAGCGAGAAGCCGAGTGTTTCGATTTCGGCTATGCACTAACTGTCCACAAAGCGCAAGGCTCTCAATGGGACAGTGTTCTTCTGTTTGACGAGTCCTACTGCTTTCGTCAAGATCGATGGAAATGGCTCTACACTGGAATCACCAGAGCCGCAGAGAAACTGACAGTGGTGAAAATGTCATGAACAATCCAACGGAAGAATTCACAAATCAACTCCAGAAAGCCTACGTCAAGGCTGGAGAAGATATGGGAAAACAGATGGCTGCATCTATCGTAGCTATCGTCACGGAGATGACTGCCGGACAAGGTCAACCGTCGTTTTTCGGCTGGTCAATCGAGGATGCTCCTCTCAACCTCTTTGGCATACTTCCAAGCGACAAGATAGAGAACGCTCAATGGGTGATCCTCGCGAGCGAGAAAGCGGAAAAGATCCCGTTCATCGCCTCTCAACCTCTATGGATGGGCCACCTGACCAGCGGTCACAGAATTCTTCTCTTATAGGAGTATCATTGGAAAGCGGCTTCAAGCATATCTGCAAAGCTTCTTTTCTAATTGTAACAATGCTCGTGAAACGAGTGTTTTTGCGTTCATATCTGGAAGAGGCTATCTGGCATTTGACAGAAGCCCAAAAGAAGCTAGGAGAGATAGATGATAGGTCCCAGCGTCCCCGCAAGTGATATGGTCCATGCAGAGAAATATCGAGGAAAGGGTGAGACTTATCGGGAAGCCTGCAATCGCGAAAGTTCTGCGCTTCAAGACAATCACGAACACTATATGGCCTATCGTGATGCGAGGCTGCAAATGAGATATCTTTCTGCTGGCCGTGTTCAGGCAGCGATGGGTTCTCTGAAGAACATCACCCCCTACAACTGTTTCGTGATGCCGACTATGCACGACAGTTTCACTGATGGCCCGACTCTCCAGGAACTTTCGGAGTTGTCGATCGGCGAGCATCCGTCGCTGTCGATCATGGACGTTGCGAAAGCTGCTGCGATCACTATGCGCCAAGGTGGCGGCGTCGGTTACGACATCAGCACTCTGCGTCCGAGAGGCGACCTAATCCGCGGAGTTCAATCCGTTACTGATGGGCCAATGGCCTTCGCTCCGATCTATGACGCTGTCTGTGGTGCTACGTCGTCCGCTGGCAACCGTCGCGGGGCGCAGATGCTGGTCATACGGGCAGACCATCCCGATGTTGAAATCTTCATTCGTGCGAAACAGGGCGTGGCTCACATTCCGTATGAGTATCGTCCACTTCGCGGTTTCAATATGTCGATCGCCATCACCGACGAACTGATGGAGTGTGTCCAAACCGGCAGGGCGTTCCCTCTGCGATTTGGCGGCGAAGTTTACCGCGAGGTCGATCCCCACGCTCTGTGGGAAATGATCATGCGAGGAACTTACGATTGGGCCGAGCCGGGTGTTCTGTTCATTGACACGATCAACCGGCTGAACAATCTCTATTACTGTGAGACGATCGCCGCAACGAATCCGTGTGGCGAACAGCCGCTCCCTCCCTATGGTGCCTGTCTCTTGGGCTCGTTCAACCTTGTGAAATATCTGGATCGGAACTTGACTTCCAAAAAATGGGAATTCCAGTGGTCACTTCTCGCCGCTGACATTCCGCATGTGGTCCGAGCGATGGACAACATTGTCGATCGGGCTCGCTACCCTCTTCCTGAGCAACGGAAAGAAGCCCAAGCGAAGCGAAGAATGGGACTCGGTGTGACTGGTCTTGCGAACTGCATCGAGGCTATGGGTTTCTCTTATGGATCTCCAAACTTCCTTCATGTTGAAGACGATATCTTGCGCTTCATCACTCGCAACTGCTACATTGCCTCGGCCATGCTGGCGAAAGAAAAGGGCAGCTTTCCCCTTTACGATGAGACACTATATTTGTCCGGACAGTTCATCAAATCTCTGGACAGCGACGTTCGCGACTTGATCAGGAGATACGGCATTCGTAACTCTCACCTGACGAGCATCGCGCCGACCGGAACAATCAGCTTCACAGCTGACAATGTGTCCAGCGGTATCGAGCCTGTTTTCGGTTATGAACAGGACCGGAACGTGATCATGCCAGAAGGCAAGATCAAGGTCAGAGTTCCTGATTATGGTTCCAGCGTTCTCGGCGTCAAAGGTCGCCGGATGGTTGATGTCCTTGCTGAAGAACATATCAAAGTTCTCTGCACGTCGCAGATTCACATTGATAGTGCTGTCAGCAAGACATGCAACGTGCCAACCAACTACCCCTACGAGAAGTTCAAGAATCTCTATATCTCTGCTTATGAAGGCGGAGCAAAGGGATGCACGACGTATCGCCCGAACGGCAACTACGAGGATGTCATCAGTTCTGCTGACGTTGCCGAAGTCAAAGATACGAAGGAAGGCGAGTCCTGCGGGTTCGATTCAACAACAGGTCAAAGAACTGGACCTTGTGCTGAATAATTCCAAGGCGCGTGAAAAATAACTGTTGCTCCGGCCTTGCCGACATGCCATAAGTAAAGGGCTAAGGCAAGGCCGAGGTATTGACCAATGAAAGGAAACACAATGACCAAGATCACGTTCAGCGGCGCAGATTATGACGAGGCCACCCTCAAAGGGATAGAAGACGTCGATCTGCTGAAATTGCGAAACCTCGTCGCGACCAACATGGGCGTCTCCTCGATCAAATCGTTCCGCGATCATGATCAGGCCGTCGAAGCGACCTGGAAGGCGCTCAACAAGTGGAATGAGCAGATGAGTGCAGAAGAAAATCAGGCCGCTGGCGAAGCGATCGGGGCCGTCAAGACTCCGAAACCTCCGAAAGCTGAGAAGCCGCCCGCCGAGCCGAAAGAGCCGGTCGAAGTCAAGGCCGCTCAGCCGAAGACCGTCAAGCGCCCGACCCGGAATATGTTCCGTCGTCTGCAGAAGCTGGTCGAGATGCCCGATCGTGGAAGCAAACGCTGGGGCAATTACAAGAATGGCATGACGATCCTGGACACGATCGAGGGCCAAGACATGACGCAAATCGACGTTTCTTTTTTCGTTCAACACGGCTATATGAAGCTGATCGAGCCGACGACCGAAGAGTTCGAGACCGGTCTGTCTGCATGGTTCGCCCGCAATGGCCAGGAAGACCCGACGGTCGAGAAGAAGCGCAAGGATGCCGAACGCGCTGCGACGAAGGTCACCAAAGACGCCGAGCGTGATGCCGCCAAGGCCAAGCGCGACGCCGAGAAGACGTCCAAGGAAGCCGAGCGTGTCGAAGCGAAAGCCAAGCGCGACTCCGAGAAAGCTGCCAAAGACGCTGCTGCTGCGAACGCGGGTGCTACCGCCACCGGGACCGCAACGTCCTGATGGACCTACCGATCGCAACTCCCCGCTTCTTCGACTACATGAAGAAGCGGGAACTGGTCCGTCTCCGCAAGGAGGCTGGCCAGCCTCGCCCTTGGACTGATGATCCCATCCTCCAAGAATACAAATTCACGAACGTTCGTAGACATCACGATTGGACATCGGATATGTTGCGCTCGACGTTCTACTACGATCATTTCGATGATGACCCTCGTTCCATCTTGATCAACTGTGCAGTCTATCGATACTTCGGAACATTCGAATTCGCTCAGGCAGTCGGTTGGTATGACTACGAAAGCTTCGATTTGTTGGAGATCGAAGACTGTGCAACAGATCGCCTCGCGGATGGTCTGCGTGTTTTCACAGGGGCTTATGTCGTCACGAATCAGGGTATGAGTGCTCCCAAGCCGCAAGTCGTTTGCCGTCACTTTCTTTCCGATCTTTATGACGCTGTGCCTGCTCTTTTGGAGCAAGTTCAAAAGACAAGAAGCTGGCGAGATTTGGCTGGTGCAATGTCCACGATCAAAGGTTTCGGCGGCTCTGGTTTCATGACCAAAGAAGTTCTCCTGGACACAATGATGACAAGTTTCTGGGGTGGTGAAATCCAACATGTGGACAACCGCACGTTCACCTATCCCGAAGACTATGATCGCTGGACTCCCGTCGGTCCCGGTGGTGTTCGTGGTGCTGCTCGCCTTCTTGGGCATGACTCTCCAACGACGGTCAACATTGGCAAGGGCAAGCCGATGGAGATCATAATGCAACTTTACGAAGCCCAAGGAGAGTTCTGGCCTAAGGAATATGGAAAGCTATTCCCGACAGACATTCAATTCCAGCTTTGTGAGTTCGACAAGTATGAGCGCACTCGTCTGGGACAAGGAAGACCAAGAAGTCGGTATAAAGGAAGATAACCAAACGCTTTCTGAAATAAAGATCAAACATGAGATAGGAGTCAACTATGACTGAATCAAAAACCGCCAAAATTATAGTGAATGGCACTGTCGAAGAAAGAGAAATTGAAGTCAAATCAGTAAAAGGATTTTCAACTCCAATCTTTTGCAGAAAAGACACTTATGATCTCTATATCGCAAAAGAGATTTATCGTTCATACGGAAAATTATCTGTAAAAGATAATGTGGTTCTTGACATCGGTGGAAATATCGGTTTATTTTCAAGATGGGCTTTGGACAATAATGCGAAGAAAGTTTATGCTTTCGAGCCTGAGCCCTTCAACTGTGAAATGTTTCAATTGAATTGCCCTGAAGAAGAAATTGTTCTTTGTCAATCGGCTGTGATTAACGGTGAACAACCGTTTGTTGATTTCTATATTTCTACTTCTGGGAAAAACTCTGGGAATTATACAACCAGAAAGACAAGAGGAAGAACAATCTCAACAGTATCGGCTGTTTCTATTCAAAAGGTTTTGGAAGAAACGAATCCAGATGTAGCGAAAATTGATTGTGAGGGAGGGGAATACGAAATCTATGAAGCGATCGCTGATTTTCCGAAATTGAAAGAGGTAGTTTTTGAAATACATCTTACAGTTGGGAGACTTGAGAACGCAAGACATTTGGATGCTTATTTTCTTGACAACGGTTGGGAATCATTCATCGCCCCAACTTTAGACAACAGCGGTCTTTGGCAAACCATCGCAGGATACAGAAGGAAAGAATCATGAACTATCGCCAAGGAAATCCATACGTCATTCACATAGAATTTGCAGAGGGCTGCAATCTTCGTTGTGGATTTTGTGGTCTGAACGCTATCAGGGGAAAAGAAAATAACTATAAGCTGATGACTCGCGAAACTGCGGAATCTGTTTCAAAGCAAATGGCTTCTCTTGGTTGGAATAGTAGAGTTGAAATCGCTATGCACGGCGAGCCGACGATGAATCCTGACTTCCTGGAATTGATCGCAATCTTCCGACGGCACCTGCCGAAAGCCTACATCTTGCTCGAAAGCAATGGTGGAGGAATCATTGGCGATACTTCCACAAAGACCGTCCAAGAAATGTTCGGCGCTGGCCTTTCTACTCTGGGCTTGGACGAATACCAGACGATTAAGCTGGTGCCGAAGATCCTGGAGAAAATCAAGCAAGAGCAAGGTTGTGGTTTTCTCGAAACCGGCGACAAATTGTTTGATGGCAGCGTTACGTTTTACGATTATCCTTCTTGTGGGGGTGTCGGCAATCCTCATAAGCGCAATACGAAGAAGCGGCTTATCTGGATCAGGCCAATCGATGTCAGCACCAGTGGCACTCACAGCAAACTCAGCAATCATGCCGGATCGGGGGCTCCCAAAAACGATAAAGCTGAGGGAAGAAGGTGTGCGAAACCTTTCAGAGAATTCAATGTTCGGTGGAATGGACAAGTAGCAACCTGCTGCAATGATTGGAGAGGAGTCTTTCCTCTTGGATCTATTCATGAACAAGGTCTTGATGAAATTTGGCACTCCGAGGAAATGTATGCTCTTCGTCGAAAACTTTATCATGGACAGCGTGACTTCGGTGCCTGTGATGGTTGTGACACTTTGTCAATGCGTCCAGGCATTTTGCCGGATCACCTTGGTAAAGAGGAACTCCCAGAACCGAGTGAAGCAGACTTGGTCCTGATCGCTGAAACCTTGAAGAAGGGACCGCTGACAGCGCCTGTTCTTCGCTCATGGGAAGTCAAAGCATGAAAATCGCTGTCGCCCTTTACAAGATCATGGACCTCGGTGGGATCATCAATCACACTGAGGACCTGATCTATGGCCTCAAAAGGCAAGGCCACGATGTCGATCTGCTTCAACTTGTCTACAGCGACAAAGACCAGAAAGATGGAAATCCTCGGACAGGGGACTTCTCGAGGTCTGAGTCCGGACTTCTCTATAACCAGAAAATCGGTTGGGTCTTCACCAAAGCGAAGAAGGTTCCCTATCAGGGCGGGAAGATGCTGGCCCAAGCGAAGAAGTGGCTGGAAGAATATGACATCATCCTCTGGACGATTCCGGTTCCATCGACCAATGCTGAGAACGAAGGCAACTGGGAATGGCGCGATCTTTACGATCTCAAGCACCCTGTCCAGATGGCCTTCGTTCACGACGGTGGTGCCTGCGATCGCTATCCATATGTCCTGGAAATTCAGGACAGGCTTCATGCTGTTCTGTGTGTCCACCATTCGGCGATCGGCGGCTCCTCGTTCATCAGGACACCGAGGTTCCATGTCCTCAATCCGTTCCGCGATGTCAACCGGGAAGTCCCTTCTTGGGCTGATCGTCGCAAAGGTTTCGTCAGCCTCCAGACTTTCAAAGGTCTCAAGCACGTCGATGACCTGATCCGTGCGGTCCGTCATATGCCGCCGAAGGAAGACATGGAGTTCAGGGATATCTTCGGAAAGGGTATCGAATATCAGTATATGACTTCTGCAAACAAATGCAAAGACAAGTATTTTCATGCAGATGGCGAGCGTATCTGGGAAGCGGCCGAAAACAACGGCATGGTCCATCACGATTACATCGAGCGTGATCAGGTCGACCTTCTTCTGCAATCGGCGCGGGTTCTTGTCGATCCTTCTTGGTCGACTCGTCTTGGTCCTCGCGGCGGGTTCTATGGTCGTGTCTTCGTCGAGGCTGCGATCAATGGTGCTATCCCTGTCGGTCGTCCTCTCGGCATTGGAAACTCTTTGTTCCTGCCAGATGTTCATTATGTGTCCATCCCGATGGATGCAGACGATCTGACCTACGCAGAGATGGTGCATCACGCGAGTTCTGATTCTACAGATGTGAGCAGTATGCGTCAAGAAGTCCGCGAACTCGTTCAGTGTTTCGACGCTGACGTTATCGCCAAACGAATTATCGATATCGCTACCGACGATATCGGTGAGCAACCTCTGCCTTACGAAGAGGTCCCTGCCCTCGAGAAAAAGTCCGAGGAAATCATGTTCAATCATTTCGGTTTGTGAGGAAATACGATGCACGTTATCGAAGCAAGAAACGTTCACGAAGCGTTGCCCAAGGGAGTTGCGATGATCCTTAAGGAAGGATTCGATCGTCAGTCCCGCGCTGGCGACGTCAAACTGATCGACGGTCCTGTGACCACGCTCTACCTGAAACCTCTTGAGCGGGTCATGTTCCATCCTGAGCGTGACTGCAATCCTTTCTTCCACTTCATGGAAGGCTTGTGGATGATCGCTGGTCGCAATGACGTCGCTTGGATCAGCCAGTTTTCTTCCAACATCAGCCAGTTCAGTGATGATGGTGAAACGTTCCACGGAGCCTACGGTTATCGGTGGGTGAATCATTTTGTGAGACAGCAATTCACTGATAATGACCAGAACCCTCATGGCGAAGCCTATGTCCCGTTCAATCAGCTGGAATGCGTTGCGGGAATGCTTCGGGAAAACCCCGATGAACGTCGCGCCGTTGTGAGCATGTGGTCGGCCGAAGATGACCTCGGTCGTCAGGGGAAAGACATTCCCTGTAACACGACGATCATGTTTTCGATCAGCGTCCACGGGTCATTGGACATGTCGGTCACGAACCGTTCCAACGACATGGTCTGGGGAACCTATGGCGCGAATGCTGTCCACTTCTCCATGCTCCAAGAGTTCATGGCGGCATGGATCGGAGTTCCCGTCGGTCGCTACTGGCAGATTTCCAACAACTTTCATTCCTATCTGAAGACGTTGGACCCTGTTCGTGAACTGGCAGGGTTCACCGACCGCGATCCTCTTCCTTTCGACAATCCCTACATTCAGATCAAAGGGCAAGATCCGGTTGAACCGTTCCAGATGGTGAACAGCGAAATTGGTGCTTGGATTCGCGAATTGCAAATGTTCATGGACGTCGGCCCTGCTACCGGCTTTCAGGACAAGTTCTTCCGCAAGGTCGTGTGTCCCATCTGGCAGGCATGGTTCGCCTGGAAGACAGACGAGGGCTCGAAACGTCAGCGGGTCGAAGAAGCGAAGAAACACCTTCGCGGTTGTGCCGCGTTGGATTGGCGGAAAGCCTGCATCGAATGGCTGGATCGTCGGGCATGATGGATTACGTCCTCAAAGGGGACGTTGCTCGGGTGAAATTTGCACGAGAGGGCGCGGCGGTTCGCCGCGTCCACGCGCAGAAGATCATCGGTGAGTATGACGTCGGTCAACACTCTTTCGGCATGTTGTGTCTTCTGAGAGTTCTTCATCCAGATGCTCCTGCCGCTCTCCTTTGGGCTATCATTGCCCATGATCTTCCAGAACGTCTTCTGGGCGACACACCTCGTCCAGCTTTCGTTGTCCTTGACAAGAAAGCATATAGCGACGCATCGGACAGGATTCTTAAAGGAACAGATTTCTGGGAAACGCTCTCGAGAGAAGACCAGCGTTGGCTCGGTAGCCTCGACATATGTGAATTCTATCTCTGGATCTTGGATCAAGAGAGCCTTGGAAATCGCAACATGAAAAAGATGCAACGCCGAGTTGAACTCTGGTTTTCGAAGGAAGCCAAAGAAGCGATGACTGTGCGAGCCTATAAATTCATGAAGGAGATAATCAATGGCACGTCTTCCAACCCCGACTACTGGGACCCAATCAACGAACTCGGGGAGTGAAACCTTCGTAGCCCAAGAAGGAGGCGATCACTATCAAGCTGAATATCAGCATTGGGACTGGGTTCCTGACATTGGCATGGGATACCTTGCTGGCAACGCCACGAAGTATGTCTCTCGGTGGCAGAAGAAGAATGGTATTCAAGACCTTCTCAAGGGTATGTCATACGTTGACAAGATTCTGACGACTGACATGACACACTATCGTCGAGGTATGATAAACGAGAGAGTGGTTATGTTCAACAACCGTTTTTACGAATCAGCCAGTCTGAAACCTGTTGAACAGTTGTTCTGTTCTTTGATGTCTCTCTCCTATGAACGTTTCGGTATTCTGCAAGCGAAGGCAGTTCTGCAGACTATTCTGGACGATGCAGGGCGGGCCGCTAAGGGCCAAGCCCGGCCCCCGGCCCCTACAGCACCCAGCACCGGGCCAAGCCCTGCCCTTGCCCCGCCCTGTGGCGGCGCGGGCCATGCCATAGGGCAGGGGCAAACCACCACCGCAACCGCAGGGTCACAAGTAAGTGGTCTCACTGGTATGGAGAATCCATTCGGGTATGATGAAGAGGATGGAGCATGAGAGTGCTCATCGCCTGCGAATTCTCTGGAATTGTAAGAGACACCTTTCTTTCTTCGGGTGTTGACGCCATATCGTGCGATCTCCTGCCGAGCGAGACTCCAGGCCCGCATTACCAAGGCGATGTGATGGACGTGCTTCAAAACGGTTGGGACATGCTCATAGCATTCCCGCCTTGCACCGATCTGTGTGTCAGTGGTGCGCGATGGTTCCCGGCTAAGCGGGCAGATGGGCGGCAACAGGCCAGCATCGCCTTCTTCATGGCGCTGGCAAATTCACCCATCCCGCGCATTGCGATTGAAAACCCGATTGGCATCATGTCGAGCCATTGGCGAAAGCCCGATCAGATCATCCAACCGCATCAGTTCGGTCACGGTGAAACCAAGGCCACCTGTCTGTGGCTGAAAGGACTGCCGCTGTTGCAGCCGACTGATAACGTCACCGGGCGCGAAGCACGAGTTCATAGGATGGCACCTGGACCGAATCGTTGGAAGGATCGTTCGCGCACATATGTCGGAATTGCGAAAGCTATGGCTTCCCAATGGCTAACAGCATGACACCAATTCGGGTATGAAGAGGAGAGAGAAGTATGAGCAACGTAATCGGTCGAGTTCTCGCCAGCTGGATTTGGAGCAAAGTCCCTCCAAAGCGTGACCCCGACTTCCTGATCGGTCCGAATAAGGACGATCCCTATATGCGTCGGTGGTTTGTGATACCGAGGAACAAGTTCTTCAACATCTATCTGCATCACATGCAGCATGATGATGACGATCGTGCTGCTCATGATCATCCATGGTGGTCTTTGTCTCTGTGTGTCAAGGGACGCATTGAAGAGCATCAGCTGATCAACTGGAGCGAGCATCCTCTTATTGAGAGTGAAACCTATGTCACCGAACATTTTGGTAACGCTCTCCTTTTCCGAATCAATCATATTTTTGTTGGTGATTTCAAATGGCGTTGCAAGGAGTATGCTCATCTTTTGAAACTGCCAGAAGGTGAGGCTTGGACTCTGTTCATCACCGGGCCAAAAATTCGGGTCTGGGGATTTCATTGTCCAAAAGGTTGGATACCGTGGGACCAGTTCCTCGACCCTGTAGATACTGGCAAGTCTGGACGCGGCTGTGGTGAAGAGAATTAAGGATGGCTCGTCAGACAAAACAGCAAGAACTGAAAGCCAGAAACGCTGGAAAATCTCCGTTGCAGATGGGATTCTTCACGCCCGAAAGCGACTGGCGACCCAGAGCGATCTCTGACCTTCCTTCTTGGGCTGGCATCGATCGTATAGGATTTGATTGCGAAACGAAAGACGTTCATCTTCGCGACCTAGGTCCTGGCCCAAGGAGAGGAGCCTTCACAACTGGATGGGGAATTGCACTCGAAAAAGACGGCAGGGTTGTTGACAGTTTCTACCTTCCAATGCGTCACGAAGGCGGCGATAATCTTCCGACCGAGGAAGTCCTTCGCTATCTAAAGGGAAACATCAAAGACTATAAGGGAGAATATGTTGGTGCGAATCTCAGTTACGACATCGATTATGCGAATTCTGATGGGTTTGAGTTTAATCGGGAGTGCAAATTCCGCGATGTCCAGATTGCGGACCCGATCATCTACGAACTTCATCAAAGCTACAGCCTCGAGAATATCGGCAAGCGTTGGGGTGTCGAATCCAAAAACAAGGCGGTTCTCACTCAAGCTGCTCAGGCAATGGGAGTTGATCCCGGCGCGGGAATGTGGCGTCTCCCGGCGAGATACGTCGGTGACTATGCGACAAGAGATGTGGAATCGCCGTTGGAACTCTACGAGAAGATGAGGAAGAAACTAGACTCTGATGATCTTTGGCAAGTGTTTGATCTCGAGTCTAGACTTCTTCCAGTTCTGGTTCGTATGCGTCAACGTGGAGTTCGCATTGATCAAGACAAACTCAGAATGATTGAAGATCGTGCTCTCCGTGAAGAAGGAGAAGCCTTAACTTTCATTAGGCACGAGACAGGCGTCAAAATTGACGTCGGTAACGTGTGGAAACCAGATGCTCTCGCCCCGGCACTCGAATCAATCGGTGTCAAACTGGCAAGGACTTCAACTGGTGCTCCGCAGATCGATGCTGATTTGCTGGACGGTCTTAATCATCCTGTGGCAAGGGCGATTTCCAACGCTCGCAAGGTCAATAAGATCAGGACCACTTTCGCAGCTTCCATGTGGAAATATATGGTCAACGGAAGAATTCACTGCACCTTCAATCAGATCGCTCGTGAAGATGAAAAGGGTGAGCAAAAGGGAGTTCGTTTTGGAAGACTCTCAGCTGTAGATCCAAATCTCCAACAGCAATATTCTCCTGACCGCGTCCAGCCTCACGACCCGCAACTCATCTTGGAATGGCGCAAGATATTCATTCCAGAAGAAGGCGCGATTTGGGGAGTAAACGATTATTCCCAACAAGAGCCAAGATGGACAACTCACTTCGCCGCTGTCATGGATCTTCCTAAAGCCCGTGAAGCAGCGAAGAGATATCGCGACAATCCGAAGACAGACAACCACGAAATGATGACTCGTCTCATCCACACTGATGAACTTGTTGATCAGTGGTTGAAATTGAAGAAAGATGGTGATAATTCTTACAAGATGAACCGTGGCTACTCAAAGAATATCTTCCTCGGTTTATGTTATGGCGAGGGTGGGCAGAAACTCTGCCTGGACATTGGCAAGCCTACTCGCTGGGCACACATAACAGGATATGGAAGAACCAAAGCAATCGATTTCTTCGATAACCGTCATGACGCGTGGAAAGCCCGAGCCTCTTCTGGGCAAGGATTCATCAAAGAAATGGCTGGTGAAGAAGGTCAAGCGATTATCGATAACTTCGATGCTGAGGTTCCATATGTCCGCCAGCTTGCACAGAAAGCGAGTGACAAGGCCGGAGCAAACGGTTTCGTGAGAACCATCATGGGTCGTCGTCTTCATTTCCCGACACGCGACGATGGCTCTTATGATTGGACACACAAAGCCTTGAACAGAGTGATCCAAGGATCGTCAGCAGATCAAGCGAAGAAAGCTGTTACCGACATCGATGCGGCTGGTCATTTCATTCAACTTCAAGTGCATGACGAAACTGACGGAAGCTATGGCTCAGTTGAAGAAGCCAAAGTTGTTGGAGAGATCATGAAGAATTCGATATTAGAGGTCTGCACTCCTCTGGTGCCGTTTAATGTAGATACCGAATGTGGTCCAAGCTGGGGAGAATCAGTAAGTGTCTAACATCTCACACTCAGGAGCCTTTTGATGGCCGATTTCTGCCAACAGTGTTCTATGGACATTTTCACCGAGGACTACAAAGACCTTGCGGGTCTCGGCGATGGGAGCAAACTCGAAGATGGACAGGGCTGGTGCTGTCTCTGCGAGGGGTGCGGACCAACCGTCGTAGACGACAATGGGGTCTGTCTCAGCCTCCATTGCATGAAGAATCATGGAGAAGAAAAACATGGCAAAGTATGATCAAGGCGGCGGCTGTGCCTGCGGATTGAAGAAAGTCTGCGACTGCGAGGCTGGCAAACCTGTTCGCTCTGTTCAAGGGCAGGTCTGGGATTGGGCGAAAGTGATGTTCGGGAATCCTTCGCCCCTTGCGCTTTCCGTTCGTGGAAACAAAGAGATGGCTGAGTTGATTTCGACTCTGATCAACAAACCCGGTGAAAAGGAAGAAATCATCGAAGAATGCGCCGATGTCGCTTTCTTCCTGCTACAAATCTGTGAGATCAATGGCGGCGATCTCATGGAAGCTGTCGCCAAGAAATTGGAAGTCAACAAGAAGCGCTCTTGGGAAATCGCTTCTGACGGATCGTTTCAGCATGTGGGGAAAAAGACAAAATGATTCTCAGCGCACAAACTATTCGCCGTTACTGCGAAGAGCATGATTTGATCTCTCCATTTCATGAGAGAACAAAATATGAAGGGATGACGTTCGGTCTCAGTTCAGCAGGCTACGATGTTCGGGTCGAGTTCGCTCTCAACTCAATCTTTTCCTATCGTGTTCTCAATCCTGGTGATTTCATTCTGGCTTCTACGATTGAACGGTTCAAGATGCCGAACGACCTCATCGCTTCGGTGGCCGATAAGTCCTCTTGGGCTCGTCGTGGCTTGGCCGTGCAGAACACTATTATTGAGCCGGGATGGGCTGGCTGGCTGACTCTTGAATTGACCAACCATGGAAGGGAAACTCTGCGGATCGAAAAAGGAATGGCGATCGCTCAAATCGTTTTCCAGAGGTTGGATTTCCCGACTGATCAACCTTACGAAGGAAAATATCAAGACCAGCGACGAGGACCGGTTGCTGCAATTCATTACAATTCCGACTTGTCAAATGCACCGTGGCGGGGTAAAGTTGGGGGTTCCTGATATGTCTGAGAATAAAACGACCAGAGCCAATCTGGTTAAAGCTTTGAAAGTCCTCGGGGCATTTCCAGTTGAGAATCGTGTCAAGTCTGGGACACTTGACGTGAATTATATTGGAGGCTGGATTGAGTGCAAATATATGGGAAGATGGCCCGTTCGAGCAGACGACCAGCCAGTCAGATTTCCCCACCCTTTGCTGCAAACGCAGAAGATTTTTATAGCAAAGAGAGCCGCACTCGGTGGCACAGTTCTCGTTTGTGCTCAAGTCGCTCAAGAGTGGTTCTTCTGGGATGGTATGTTCGCCGTGTCAAACTTCGAAAAAATGACAAGACCAGAAATGCGGGAGAATGCTCTTCTTCATATGAATGGCATAGACAAAGAAAGACTTGTAACGTGGATAAGATCGATCTCAAAAGGTTGACGTTGGGGGAGACCTTGTTGATCAGCCGACGCAGGTCAGGGCTGTCTCAAGACGAGATGGCGAGAGTCAACGGGATCACTCGTAACTTCTACGGCGAAGTTGAGCGTGACCAGTCAGAATATCAGGGAATGAACTTCTGTGAGGTGGAACCTCTGGAAGTCAACGAGAAGATTATGCTATGTCGTCGTAGGTCTTCTATGACACAGGGTGAAATTGCTGAGCAGATCGGGATCACTCGATATTGGCTCAATCAGATGGAAGTTGGAACTGCACCAGTTTCTTTTGATCTCGTAAAGTTCTGGGAAGACAACTATGCAGGGGAATAGCGAAGCCTCAATCGATTTCTTGAGTAAATGGAGTAAAGATGGTCCTTGGGTTCTGACAGCGATTCAGACTGATCGTAAGAAAATCGAAACAAGAACCTTCAAGTCCGACGAAATCGATGAATGTCGCAAGTGGCTCGTGAAATACATCGGAAATCGTAATATCTATTTCCATGTCAATCCATGCGTAAAAGACATGAAGTCCAAGGCTCACAAGGAAGACATCAAAGCTGCCGGTTGGCTTCACATTGATATTGATCCAGAGCCAGGAGAGACTCTCGAGGAAGGCCGGGAACGTGCTCTTGGGCTTCTCACCGACAAGATACCAAAGGGAATTCCAAAACCAACTGTGATCATATTCTCGGGTGGTGGATATCAAGGCTTCTGGAGACTTTCAAAAGAAATTATAGTTGATGGCGACGTTAAGAAATGTGAGGACTTCGAACTTTACAACAAGAGGTTAGAGCAAGTCTTTGGTGGAGATCACTGTCATAACATTGATCGTATTATGCGACTCCCAGGAACAATCAACATTCCTGATGTGAAGAAAAAGAAAGCTGGCCGTGTCGAAGAGTTAGCGGTCTGTTTTGAATTCAACAAAAACGAATATGATATCTCAGATTTCAAGAAGGCACAGGGCGTTCAAATCGATTCCCATCAAGGTGGTGAATATGGTGTGAGCGTCAGTGTCCCAGGAAACGTGGAGCGTGTTCAAGATCTCAATGAACTAGATGAGTGGAACGTTCCAGATCGTGTCAAGGTGATCGTAGCCCAAGGGAGACACCCAGACCAACCGAAAGAGGGGGATAACTCAAGATCGGCATGGCTGTTCGATTGTATCTGTCAACTTTTACGAGCAGGTGTTCCGGACGAAGTCGTGTATGCTATAATCACAGATCGTGATTGGGGTATTGCTGAGAGTGTCCTAGAGTCCAAGAATCCTGAGAAGTATGCTGTTCGGCAGATGACTCGTGCCAAAGAACATGCAGAAGATCCAAATCTGCGAATGATGAATGAGCGCCATGCAATCATCGGTAACATTGGAGGGAAATGCCGAGTCATCGAAGAAGTTGAAGACGAAATCATGAACCGTTCGCGGTTGACCATTTCTTCGTTTGAAGACCTTCGTAATCGATATTCGAATATCATGGTAGATGTTGGTAGCGATAAAGAGGGAAAGCCAATTCAAGTCGCTCTTGGGAAATACTGGATCAACCATCGCATGAGACGACAGTTCGATTACATGAGGTTCATGCCTCAGGGTGATCTTCCAGGTGTCTACAATCTATGGCGCGGTTTCAGCTTTGAGCCGAAACCTGGAGACTGCTCGTTGTATCTCAATCACCTTCATGATAACGTCTGTAGTGGAGTTGAAGAATATTACGTTTATCTCATAAAATGGATGGCTCGTGCTGTTCAAGTCCCAGCTTCTCCAGGAGAGGTTGCACTCGTTATGAGAGGCGGTAAAGGAACAGGAAAGTCGTTGATGGCGACTCTGTTCGGTAAACTCTTTGGAAGACATCATCTCCATGTTGCCAACCCCTCACATCTCGTTGGTAACTTCAACGCTCACCTTCGTGATGTAATCTGCTTGTTTGCTGATGAAGCGTTCTTCGCCGGCGACAAGAAGCACGAATCTGTTCTCAAGATGCTGGTCACCGAAGATAGCATACCGATTGAGCAGAAAGGCGTCGACGTCGAAACTTATCCCAACTATGTTCACTTGATCATGGCTGCAAACGATCCTCACGTTATTCGTGCCTCGGGCGATGAGAGGAGATATTTCGTTCTCGAAGTAGCAGATAACGCGAAACAGAATAAACAATACTTTGGAGATATTGTCAGACAGATGGAGTCTGGTGGATTTGAGGCTCTGCTCTTCCACTTACAAAACATCGATCTAGAAGGTTTCCAAGTTCGTGAAGTTCCGCAAACTGATGCTCTCCAAGAGCAGAAGCTTCTTTCTATGTCGGTGGATGAGGAATGGTGGTTTCGGAAACTCCAGAATGGTCGTTTGGTTGATAGCGACGCTGAGTGGACAGAAGCTGTTCCTTGTGACACAATCATCAGTGACTTCACAGCTTACGCAGAAAAGTGGAAGTTCAGCAGAAGAGGAAATGAAACAGCCCTTGGGAGATTCCTCACAAGAGTTTGTCCTCACATTGAGAGAACTCAAAAGCGTGTCGCAGTTGATGTCTATAACGAGGATGCAAGGCGGAACGAGCGGAAGAAGAAACGACTGTATTTCTATGATTTCAAAGACCTCAAGAAATGCCGAAATTCTTGGGAAAAGATCTATGGCAGAGTAGTCTGGGAAACCGAAGTTGATGGTGCAGACGAATTGATCAAGGAGCCATTCTGATGGATGATCCTTGTGATGATTGGAGCAAGAACGTGGGTAAACTGCGACCATCAGATGGCGCTATGGCGCAAGCCATACCCTGCCCTACCCTACCCCTTAGCTGTAGGGCGTAAGCCCTGCCCTGCCCCCGCTCCGAGGCGCTCCGATAGCACCTGAACCTTTACCCTATGCCCCTGACCGCTGCTATGCTATGCTAAGTAACGTAAACAAAGGAGAATGAGATGACCATGAAACCATGTGATTTCTGTGAAGGCCACACTCCTGATGACAGGGGAAAAGAGTGCTCCCATTGTGCGGGTCACGGCGTGATGTATGAAGTGATGCAAATCACTGTCCCCACCGGCGAGACCTATTTCATGGATGGTTGGGACACCACAGAGGCAGTCGAAAGTTTCGGCGATTGTCTGGAAGTGAAACATCTAAGGGTTTACCCGAAGGAGTGACCATGAAACTCAAAGTTCCCGAATACGTGTCTTCTTGCAAACTGTTCAAGGGCAGTATGCTGGAGGTGCTGATCAATTTCCGTGGCAAACATGTTGTGATCGGGTATATCAAAGATCGCCTCAAGAGATTCAAAACCAGCGACGATGAGACTCCGAAAGAGAAAGAGATCAATTCGGCCATTGAAAGATGGCTGGGAGAACTGGAATGAAACCGATGCTCGCAGGCAAATATGAACCAGACCGGGTTGCGAGAATGCTTCCCATGTTCGGTCAGCTGAAACTCGATGGTATCCGGGTATTCATCCGTGACGGAGTGGCTTACACTCGCAGTCTCAAACCTGTTCGATCTGCTCAAGTCCAGTCCTTGATCTCTTGGAACAAAGACCTTCTTGAAGGTCTGGACGGTGAGATGATCTGCGGCGACCCGACAGCGAGACATTGCTATCATCGGACGATGTCCAGTGTGATGTCTTTTGATCAAAGCGACCCCGAACTTCATTTCTTCGTGTTCGACCGATGGGATATGCCAACGAATTTCTCCAACCGTTTGGATGTCCTGCGCACAGAAGCCAAGTATTGGCCTGAGAATGTCAGTCTACTCGAAACCGTGAAATTCTCAACAATGGAAGAACTTCAAGCCTGGGAGATTCAGCAGATCTCACTTGGGCACGAGGGTATCATTCTTCGTCATCCGGATCGTTTCTACAAATATGGTAGAGGAACTGCTGTCCAGGGCGAGTTGATCAAAGTCAAAGATGCAAGATGGATTGACACCGAAGCGATCATCGTCGATGTGACTGAACTTCGCTCAAACCAGAATGAATCGACAATGAATGCTCTCGGCCAACAAGAGCGTTCTAGTAATCAGGAAAACATGATTCCGATGGGCGTCCTCGGCGCTGTTCAAGTTCGTGGGGTCTTTCCATCAGACGATATCGTCCCTGAACATGTCAGGAGAATCGTTTACGAGGTAAGTATCGGATCGGGATTTGACCAAGCCCAAAGAGAGACCATATGGAACGAAGATTTGGTAGGTCGGATCGTGAAATTCAAGTTCTTTACTGGTGGTGTCAAAGACAAACCTCGTTTCCCGATATTTATTGGCTTCCGTGATCAAGACGATATGGATTCTCTTCCTCTCGCCCCGGCACAGATGAACCTGTTCTAAAGTAGCTGAAACATGACGCTTGTCATTTGCACCCAAGGGTGCTAGGCTAGTGTTATGATATATGGAGGACACTATGGGAAACCCCAAGAGATACGTTTCTGCTGAGACCATGACTTTCGATGATTTCAAAGTTCCGTTCACTCACGAAGTCGGTGAGGTTGTCTACGATGCCAAGACGATCTACGGTTCTTGGGCAACGATGACTCAGAAATCGTTCGAGAGTTATGCTCACCAGTCCGTGCGCGGAAACCTTGGCACCGGTCGCGGACAGAAGTATGTTCGCAACTATAAAGGTCACCTCGTGTTGAACGAAGGAGGAACGAAGTCATGACCATCTACACAGTCACGATCGGCGGGGTCACGCACTACACGAGTGACTTCGCCCGCGTCGAAGCGCTGACCGCGCAAGCCGTCGAGGACGGGAAGTCCTACACGGTCATCGCACGGAAGGGGGTGCGCCATGACCGCCCTTGATGACCTGATCGCGCGGCTGACGGGGTTCTCGGCAGGGCCGTGGCGTGTGAGCAAGATCGGCTTAACAAATGACGGGCAACGGCCAGTTCTCGGTCTTGCTGCCAGAATTGCCACTGTCGATGCTCACAGCGACGTGCTTAAAAAGGATGCTTGGGTTGCGGATTGCGCCGAACGCGAGGCTAACGCCGCCCTGATCGCAGCCGCTCCCGACCTTCACCGCGAACTGAGCGCCGCCCTTGCGCGTGAGGCGGGGCTGCGGAAGGCACTGCATTATTATGCGGACTTCGCTGGATATGCTCCCTGGGCGACGAGCAGCAATGACTTCGGAGGCGTGGCCCGCTCCGCCCTTAAGGCCGCGCCAACCAACATCGACTGTCATGAGGAGTAAGTCTGTGTTCACCAAACTGGTTATCTGCCTTCTGTGTCGTCTTCGTTATGACGACGCTACTCACAAGAGATGCCCAAGATGTGCAAAGGAGAAGAAATGACCGCCCCGACTGGATACATCGTCGCCTTCCACGACCGCGACGACGGCAAGTGGAGCACGCTGGACGGGCCGCTGCCGCAGACTCTGGACGAGATCTTCAATCTGTTGATAGAGCCTTCCTCTTGGGCTGACTCGATCTATATTGGCAAGATTGGCAGCGACTCAGACTACACTGACGCGGTCATGAGTCACCTCGCCGAGTCTGCCGCCGAGCAGAACGCCCATGCCGGGTTCGTCATGGCAGAACGACCTGAATGGCTGTGGCTCAGTCGCGCCGCAAACAACGCTTTTCATTACAGGCTCGACGAACTGGAGCAGGAGGCTTATGACCGCGCCGAACACGAAGCCGCCGAACGCGAACAACTGCACATCTGAAAGGAACCATCATGACCAACATCGCCTTCAACCCTACCCCTGAGCAGCGCGCCAACTGCGAACGGCTGGCGGTTCACTTGTCGCTCGGAGTGACTAGCCTGGCCTTTGACATGCGCACTTATTGCAGAAACGACACGGAGCTTCTTGACCCAGCCAACCACGAGTGCGGCACGTCGGCTTGCGCTGTCGGCCTTGGCCCCAGCCTCGGCATCGCCGTTCCGGCAGGATGCACAGACTGGGGCGACTATGCCGAAGAAGCATTCGGCGCGGGTGGCATTGCATACGGCTGGATGTTTCATTCACTCTGGCATCCCAGCTATCCGACCGCGCAAGACGCTGCTGATCGCATTAACTATGCGCTCAAGCACGGCATCCCTGCCAGCCCCCGGGCAGTGATGGCGGGCGCCATGTCACTCCCCTACACACCAAGCCGCATTGGCGCCGACAGCCCGTCGCGCCAACCGGCGAAGCAACCAGCATGAAAGGAACGACAATGACCACCGAACAGATCGCCGCCGCCCTGCAAGCCCTCGTCGATGACGCCAAGGCCCGCGGCATCAATGATCCGGCCGCGCGCCATACCCAGCGCAGCCATCATGGTGAGTTGGCAACGCACTCATTCACCGTGGAGTGGGGCGGGCGCCGTAACAAATCGGAAGTCGGCTTCGGGGCGACCCCGGCCGAAGCCCTCGACCATTTGCGCGAAAGAATGACGAAAGTCATTGATCCGAACGCCGAGGAACTCGCCGACATGAGGGTCCGCGCCATCGCGCTTGGCTACTCGCTGACTGACACCGCCTGAGACACCCGCGCCGCGCCTCCCTCGTGGCGCGGGCTAGTCCCGCCGTCGGTGCTGAGATCGCCGGCGGGGCGACATAACCCGGAAAGGACATCCCATGACACGTCAAATTCTCAAGTGGGTGATCGAAGTTGACTACATAGAACAGACCATCCTCATGCCTCATGGCTCTCAAGTCGTGGCGGTGCAGGAGCAGTATGGGCAACTCGCCATGTGGGCTGACTGTGACACCGACCAATCAATGAGTCCGAGGAAGTTCTTAGTGATCGGAACAGGTTTCAACATCCCGGTTGATGCCACCTATCTCGGCACAGTCCAACAAGGATCGTTTGTCTGGCACCTTCTGGAGACCACTGATGCTACCTGATGCTGGCGATGGAGATTTCCCAGACCTCACACTTACCGAAGGAGAACAGACATGACAACGTTCGTTGGAGAGCGAGGAACCGAAACATTTCGTGCGATCTCCCTCAAAGCTGGCCTCAGAATATTCGCCAGGACCGGTATGAAGCCGAGCCATAGTTGGACACCTACTGCCATGCTCAAAGCCGCTGGCACGATCACAGGTAAGGTCTATAAGCGCGGTCAGTATGATCTGGCCGTGACTGATCTGGATACCTGGATTCAGTCGAACGGAACGACCGGCGAATGAATCTGTTTGTCTCCAGTTTCTGCCCAAGAGAGAGTGCGCAGTTTCTCGATGACAAGCGCGTCGGGAAACTGCTCATGGAAGCAAATCAAATGCTCTCGCTGGCGATTAAGATTCATCATGGTCAGCCTTTCTCTCGTGACCACATTGGTCCAGGTCTGGTGTGCAACGGATTCGCTCACCAGAATCATCCGGTCAGCATCTGGGTCCGCAAGACACGATCCAATTTTGACTGGACCTCGCAACATGCTTTCGCTTTGTCCGAGGAGTTCACTCACCGCTTCGGCAAAGATCATGCCTCTGGATACAGGACCTCGGTCATCCTCGAGTGGAGAGAAAACGTTCCAGAGGGTCCGCTTACAGAGTTCCAGAATTCTGCCAAAAATGCTTCGGTCGGAGTGGACATGTCTCACTATCCTGTTCCAGAATCGTATCGTGCATATCTTGATGCTCGGTGGGAAGGAGACGCTCGCCCTCCCAAGTGGACAAACCGTGGTCAACCAGAATGGAGTCACTACTGATGCTCATTCCTGATCCTGTCAGCATTGGCTGGCCCGCTCACAGTGAGCCTTACTGCATCGGTCGCCTCGAAAACCACGATCTCACTGGTCAGTTCATTCCTGGGCACGAGATCATTTATAGCACATTCGAAGGTCCGGTAGTCTTCCGAGTAGGACTTTCCTATACTCCTGATCGTGGTAAATACAAGACTCTGACTGTTATCTTGGTTCCTGATAAGATCCTTCCAGAAGAAATCTGGGACTATGATGGATTCGTTTTGACAGCAGAAAAGCCAAAGAAAGTCGAAAATCGTGAGACGATGACCGACTATCTTGCTCGTAGGAAGCGTGAGAAAGAAACATGACACTTGTCGTTTGCATCGGCAACGGTTAAACTGTTAAGGTAAACCATGGAGGCTGCAATGACAGAAGTAAATCATCCGATCAATTCTACCGCGATCGAATTCTGCTCTTCCAATGCCGAAGAGCAGACCCTCACCGTTCGTTTTCACAGCGGCGCCGCAGTGACGTATGTCGGTGTCGATCAGGACACGGTCAAGGAAATGCTGAACGCTCCCAGCATCGGCAAGTTCTACAACCAGAACATCCGCGGTCAATTCGAGGAAGCATGAAATGAAAGCCGATTTCCATATCAATGGCTATGGTCGTGTCTGCGGCAGCGTTTCTGCCGGGACTCACCGGCCAGAAGATCTGATCAAAGCGTTCAGCGACGAACTGGCCGCAGTCAAGACCCTGACCCCGATGCTGGTCTATGAAGCCCGCTCGTGGCTCAACACCGCTCTGGATTGGCAGTCCACCGTCTGGGATTCCCAGCCCGAGGTCCAGGACCTCTTCTACGATGACCTCGTCAAACATTGGATGGATCGCGGTCCTGGACTGGTTGAAGAGTTGCAGTCAACCCTCAATGATCTGGCTCCTGGATACTTCTACTTCGGTGCTCACCACGGTGACGGAGCAGACTTCGGATGGTGGCTCTCCTACAGCGAGGCTGACGAGGCTGACGAGATGGACAGCCATCTTGAACAGTCAGAGGAAAAGATAACCAAGTTCGCTTTCGCCTACGGCGATGCTGGCCCCATGCTGAAAAACATCATCGGTAATTCCGATGAGAATGGCATGTTCATCGAGTTCGATGATGGACACTTTCAGCTTTCCGTTGTGGGACTGAAAGTCTTCGGTAAGGAAGTTGTCGTCCGGCACGAGAACTGGAATGACTTCCTGACCTTGGTCGCCGAGTATGCTGAACATGGGTGATGTGATAATGATCTCGTTCAGTGTTGATCTGCCGACAAGAAATCAGAATCTTCTTCGTGCAAGAATGGAGTTCAAAGCGTGGAGCGATCGGCGTGACGACGCCATGATGAGAGATGACTACGAGACTCTGGATCGGTTAGACAGAGAATATGAAATGATAGGACTGCCATGAATAAGATCAAAATAAAGTGGGAAGTCTCGCCCGCTTCAACCGGTCTCTACAGGTCTTTTCACAGACGTAATTGGCCGGTGGGAATCGTCAACGAGAAGAACCGAATTCTTCTTGAGTGCGAAGATGACTACGTTCCGGCCAACGCGAAGTCCGGAAATCATTCGCCGATCACTATAAAAGTGGACATCTTCCAAGACGGCGAGATGAAACTGGTCAAACTCGTAGAAACCTCTCCGACTCTGGCCGATGCTAAGGCTCGAGCAAAGAAGTTCTTCGTCGCCAATCCGCATTATGTCAAACCTTAGATATTTTGTAGTTGTCATTTGCCTGCCAAGCTGTTACCCTATAAGGGCAGCTAAATGTTAGGATAAAGAATGAGCCTTGATTTCAACGTAACAGAAGTCTACGATCATGCCAACGTCACGACCTCTCCTTTCCAGTGGATGGGAAAACCTCAGTGGCATCCCGTCACGAACGCCATCGTCTGGGCGACTATTCCGTGTGGTTTTAGTCAGATCACAGAAGAGAACATCGATATGGTCTGGCAGAGGCTGAGCCGCTGGCAGCGAGTTCTCGGCGCTTTCTGCACCGGAGAAAATGGCGATCTTTACGTCACCAAGGAAGACGTGAAGATGCACGTTGGGCTGACTACCAACGCCAGCCTGAAGACAGATCAGGAGTTTGTCAAAACTCTCCTGAAACAGATTGACCGGGAAGTCGCGAGAACCTGTTCCGGAGTTGGTGCAATGAAGGTGATCGGATGGCTGAACCATCCTGGTGTGAGCCATCCCAGCGCGAAGACAGCCTAGGAGTGGCGACCGCTGATTTCCTGTCAAAACAATACAAGGAGCGCTGAATGACCTACCAAATTGATCTACAAGCCTTGGCACTCAGTGACCCTGCTCATTTGCGGCGATTCTATTTGTCTTGGGTGAATGAGTTTCTGACTCGCGAATTCATGGCAGAATATTATGGTTTGAAACTTGAATCCGTTATCAGCTTTATCGAGCAAGGTCGCGTTATTCATGAACGCAGATTGACCCGGAAAGAGAGTGAAATTAAGGGGTTGTCATTTGCCTCGCAGGCTGTTACCCTGTAATGGCAGCTTAGGAGTGCAAACATGAAACCAACAATCACCCTCACCGAACTGCTCGCGGATATTGCGAGCGGAAAGTTTCGCCAGATGGTTGAGCGAGATTATTATCTCTACGGAGATGCACCGCTGGAATCGATCATTCGGAGCGTCACGTTCGAAACATTCACGGCAGACATCCTCGTGTGTCCAGAAGAGAACGAGTTGATGATCGACTTCTACATCTACAGGGAGACTGAAGATTGTGGAGCGTGGCGCTGGTCAAATGAAGGCTGGAAAGAGATGTGAATTTAGGGGGTTGTCATTTGCACCTGTGGATGCTACCCTGTAAGTGCCTGTTATGGAGGACACCAAGATGGCATGGAAGTTCAAGAAAGTCAAGTCCGCGAGGATTGGCGGCTGGCGTTTCGAGTTGGTGATTGACGAAGGTCACTATGAGGTTATCGAGTATGACCTGGATGGTTATCCCGATGACTATCACGGCGGATGGGACTCTGTCCCGGTCACCGATGACAACCTCAACGAAGTGCTTGAGGCGTGGGATACGTGGGTTGCAGGAGTTGCCGAGGAACTCGAGCCCGACGGTCCGCAGCCTGACTGGGAAGCCCAAGCGCGATACGACGAGCAGCACGGCACGATCAACGGCCAGCATCCAGGGATCGTTGAGTATGAGGAGGCCTTTCCCTATGGCGATTAATTTCAGGTTCTCCTGGGCGCTGATGGACGGCTATTTGGCCGGAGCGGTCTACTCCAATGAAGGTTGGTTTCAGGCCACCGTGGCCGAGTGGTTCGTCACCAACTCGATCAGCCTCCTCAACGTGGATTACTGCCATATCCACGAAGAGGTCGAGGGTCAGTGGAAGATGGTCGGTTTCATGATCGGAATCAATCTGCCGACGAACATCGAGCAGACCAATCTGTCCATGGAGATGCACGGAGAAGCCATTGATTTCCTCCATGAATGTGATCAGCAATGGGAGGGTGACGACAGCGGAGTGACCATCCTTCAGGATGAGGCAGATCACTGGGACAACGGCGCTCCTGGCGATTTCGTTGTCAAACAAGATGGTCTCTACAGCATCCTTCGGATTGCACCCATACTCGAGGCAATCGATCATGCTGTCAATTTTCAACATCACAGAATCGGACATGACTGATGATCATCCATGGTTTCCTTATCGACCCCTCGCTGGAGACGATTGACGTTGTCCGCGTCGACAGCGCCCTCGATCTCTATGGCTGCTTTCTGACGGGAAAGCATGTCGCTCCTACTACATGGAATTCTCTCGGTGATCGGATTCACTACTGTGAACCGAAGCCTGGAGACGTCTCCTTCCAGGTGGATGGTGTCCTCCAGTCCATCTTTGGAAGGGGGCTGATCCTGGGACATGACAGTCAAGGCCTCGGCCTGATCTGCGGTCCCAGGGTCGCTTATATCGGATGGCTTCACCACGTCAGATTCGAGGACAGTTTCATGATCCCGTTCAAGAAGGTGGCTCAACAGGGAGCGCAGACATGAGCGCAGATCTGGAAAACGTCATCTCCATATTCAATCGTCAGCCGCTCACCCGGACGATCGTTTATGGGAGCTCCGAGTATGATGCCGAGGTGAAGCGAATACTAGAGAGGGAGGCCTTCGGGATTCGAAACACGGCTTCTGATTGGAATCGGTTGAATGAAGCGATGTCACATCGGAGATGTGTCATCGTATTCTACAGCCTCTTCTCGAAGGTTGGAGTCTTCTTCGTTTGGGCTGTCGGCATCTTTCTGACGCTCTATCCCATCTGGAGTCTTCTTCAGACCTTCAACTCTGTTCAATAAGGAATGATCATGTCCGATGAAATTCAGGAAGCCCAAAAGAGACTGATGGTGAAAGCCATGAAAGTCACGCGATTGGCAGAAAAGCTGAATCTCGCTCGCGAAAACTTCACTGATGCTGCCACCGACGAAGATCCCAATCGGATGGAACTTCATCGAATGGAACTTCATGAGATCGTCGATCAGTTGTTGGATGCTCTGCTGTTTGTGGCAAGAATCAAGAAACAGATGCTCGACGTCTTGATGAAGTCTGATCCCAATGATTGGCCGAAGAAGTAGAACAAGGAAAGTGGAGGAGTCGACTGCCGGTCGACTCCTCCACTATCGGCGTCGAGCCCTAAACAAACCCTTATCCTCCATCACCTCGAAGAGTTCTTTCTCCTCAGAATTGTCCATATCACGAAGAACTTCAAGTTCGTCCTCGATGACTTCAATCGTGACTTTCTCACCGTTCAATTTGATCCAGTCACACAACCATGTTTGGATCATGAAACATTCCAGCCCGTAGACGATCTCAAGCGGATGAGTCCATCTCCAATACATTCTGTTTATAGATCCATCAGGTCGCCTGGAGTTTTTCTGAAAGCTGAGCCGATACTGGACAACTGATTCCAGAATCCTGCCGACCTGACATTTGGAAATTGTGCGCTGATCACTGAACAACTCAGTCATAAGAGCGTCCTTTTCGACCATCGTGCGCATAATCGGCATCGCACTGAAGGACTTGTAGAGTCTGATCATGATGGTTATGTTGTTTAGACCATGCAAATCAAACTTTTCCGGGTTGAATTTGGGTTTTTGGCGATGGAAAAGCCGGATATTGTCCATCGTAGCAGGTCGGATGAGGGTTGGGGGTGACATGTGCGATTCCTAGGTTGATACACCATATCTATATACACATTTTGAAGGTCCCACAAGTGTTTGTTTTCATTTGTCAATTTTGGTAAACATCAGGATATGCAGGTATCAGGATAGCCGAGGGGCTGTTTTGAGTTGCAGGGTAAACGTGGCGGCGGGGTCGGGCGCAGTTGGCGGTTTCTGTTTCTTTGGCTTGTGGTCAGCCCAAGAGGCGGCAGTTGGCTGGAAACGCAAGCTGGGGGAATGTAGTAAAGTATTATTATTATATTATTATATTATGAAAAAAATAGAGATAACCTGTTGTTTTTACTTCAGAAGTCGTGCTTCATATTACTCAGGCGCTGGCTTTACTTTGATCACGGAAATCTGCGATTGTCAGGCGATCTCGCTTGGGTTATAGTTATACGGGTGATCTGCGATCCCATTCTCTTTACATACACAGGATTCTCAAAATGGACGCTGACAACGATTCCCATTATCTCCAATCTCCCAAGCGCTCACCAACCCGAGCCGAAGTCACGAACGGAGTCAAACAGGGCCGATTCTACGCTAAAGAGATCAAACTCCTCGATGGAACCACAGTCGTGAAGATTGTGTCGTCACAAGGAACATTCACTCCCGATCTCTACAACGAGTTCTTGGATGAATACGAGAAACATGGAATGATCCGGAAAGCAGCCGCTGCGATCGGCGTCAGTTCTTCGGCGATTAAAAGAGTGATCTCGAAGAATACGGAATTCGCAGAAGCCTGCACCGAATGTGAAGAGACTTATCGTGATAAGATGGTGCAGCATATCCAGAATCTCGCATTCAATGGCTCTATCAAGCAGACTTTCGATCGCACGGGAAAGCTGCTCACCGAAGAGACCATTTACCCGATTCCACTCATCCAGATGGAAGCGCGTCGGGTGGAAGCCGGATACCGAGACAAGAGAGAAGTGGAGATGAAAGTTTCTGGTGGAGTTCTGATCGCTCCTGCCGAGGTAAAGTCAATCGACGAATGGGAAAGCCGCTACACCGACGGCGAGACAATCGAAGGCGAGGCAACCGAGGTGAGAGATCACGAAGACCAAGAAGAATGACGGTCGAAAAGATCGTGAAAAAGCCCGCCCCTCTCGCGAGGGGCGGGCATGATTCAGAGTCTATTCTTGCCTACACTCAAACACGCTGTTGAAGAGAAGATTGCAGAATTCCGGTTTCGGCGACAAGGCAACGATATCCATCATATCGTCATATTCGCCGGCCGCCAAGGTTTCTGCTTCCTCGTTGGTGAGGGTTTGACACCACTGATCCAGCATTGCCAGATCGTCAGCATCAGCATCAACCTCAAAGACAGGATCCAGCGAAAGCAGCCATTGTTCCTCGGTGGAACCTTCCGGGATGCTGTTGTTGTCGTAAGCGATGAGCAACGACACCAATTTGATTCCAGGGTATTTACCGATGATCATTTCATTCTCCTAAATAATGCCGTCACCATTGGCGGCATTACAAGGGAGAAGGACCGGGCTTTCACCCGGTCCAATTCCTCTTACCTACTCGGCGAAAACATCGGCAGCCGCGACGAACAGCCCGATGGCTTCTTCCGTCATGGTGTTGCTATACGGCAGCACAATCCGAATTTCTTCTCCTTCGCCTTGACACTGGCATATCCCGATCACGATGACCACGGTCCCATCAGGTGCATACACCACCTTGACCGTTTCGTCGTTCTTCCAGTCAGGGATATTGGCTTCCATCTTCTTCTCCTAAATAATGCCGTCACCATTGACGGCATAACAAGGGAGAAGGACCGGGCTTTCACCCGGTCCGCAGGCTCAGGCCGCGCCCGCCCTGGCCGATTCGCCTTCCTCACCTGGCCACAGGACCTCATGCCATGCGAGGACAGGATAGCCCTGGATGCCCGACATGGCAACTGCCATGCGGAAGTCATCCAAGCTGAGAGGCAACTGGTAGTTCTGGTGGATGACTTCCGTCAGCTCATCATATTTGTTGACGCCGAGGTGGTTCTTGATATCCTGGATTGCCTGGGTGCGCTTCGCGTCCGGCGCAAGATTGGCATAGTTGATGTCATAATGACTCATCTTCTTCTCCTAAATAATGCCGTCACCATTGACGGCATAACAAGGGAGAGTGGGACCGGGCATTGCCCGGTCCCTTCGGTGCTATGCGGCGGCGACCACCGCGACTTCCTTGGGCTTGGACGCCTCCCAGGACGAGAGCTCGGCGGCGTATTCCTCGTCGGTGCAGTCGCGCATCACGATCAGCTTGTTCTTCTCCCAGAAGGTCAGGTCCAGGTAGCACAGGCCCGGCGTGGTCTTGGCCTCCTGCATGGTCATGCCGACCCGGTAGAGGTGCCACCGCTTGATCCCCAGACCCATTCCGGGGTGGACGCCCATCTTGGCGATCCGGCGCAACATCTTGCGCTGAGGCTTGGCCTTCTGGGTGAAGCCACGACATGCCTTGATGGTCAGAGCCTGGCGTTGCTGGAACAGTGCAGCTTCGGCTTCGGCGGCCGACGGACCCGCCATCGGCGGGATGACCTCGGGCACGATGACCTCGGGCACGATGACCTCGGGCACGATGACCTCGGGCACGATGACCTCGGGCACGATGACCTCGGGCACGATCTCGGAGACCACCTCGGTGGCGGCGGATGCGACCTTGCCCTTGCGAGTGGCGAAGCGGTTCGTTGCGTTGGAGTTTGCCATAGTATAGTTTCCTTTACAGGGTTGGGCAGACATGATTGCCTGCCCTATGGGGCTTTAAGTATAAGCCCTATAGGGCAGGCAACCGACCGCCATAGGCTAGACCTATGGCGGTGGAGGGTAGAAGATAGAAAGGGACTTTGCTGGTGATTGCTACCCGCGCCAACCCAGGACTTGCTGTGGCCTGGTAAGCGTTACTACGGCCCTTGCGAGGCGGCTTACTGGCGGACAGCGCCCATTGGCGCGGTGTTACGCTAGAAACCAGACCGGGCGTGCAAGCGGACCAAGAGCCACCGTGCTACACTTTGCCGGATACAGCTTGTGCCTTACCCGAACCCGGCCTACTAGCCGTTGGACCTATGTGCCGCCCCTAGGGGCGGTGGCCCTTGGTGCCAGGTTACTTGCCCTTGCGCCATGACCTTCTATAGCAGTTGGCTTATGCACATGTAAACAACTATTTTTCAATATGCCGACTTATTTTTATTATCGTGTAAAAGCAAGGTGCCAGGCAGGCAGGCTGGCAGGTAGCTGGCAGGCAGCTGGCAGGCTGGCAGGCAGGCAGGCAGGCTGGCAGGTAGCTGGCAGGTAGCTGGCAGGCAGGCAGGCCAGGTAGCTGGCAGGCAGCTGGCAGGCCAGGTAGCTGGCAGGCCAGGTAGCTGGCAGGCTGGCAGGTAGGCAGGCAGGCCAGGTAGCTG